ATAGGTCATTAATAAGATAAAAATTAAACTAATAAACATTTAAAACTCCTTATAAAAAATAATATCACTGAAATGTTTTATACCTTAATATTATTATGCCATTTTTGCCAGATTGTCCAGCTTGACCGGCAGTTCCGGATGTTCCTGCACCACCAGAAGCACCCCCGGCTCCGCTTGCTCCTCCATATCCTCCACCGCTACCGCCATAGCCGCTTTCCGAACCTCCGGAATATGGCCCCAAATATCCTTGTCCTCGTCCGCCATTTCCTCCGCCGCCCCAACCTCCGCCGCCACCGCCGCCCGGATAGTATATACCGTTTAAATAATATCCAGCGCCACCGCCGCCGCCATTTCCACCGGAGCCGGCACCGCCACCGCCACCACAACCTCCTCCAAAACCATTGGGTGGAAAACTACCTGCTGCTCCTCCACTATATCCATTTACCGAAGAGCCTCCGTTTCCTCCGGCTAAATTTGTGAAGGTAGAGGCCGCTCCGCTACCGCCACCGCCGCCCCAACCCCAGCCTCCGGAGTTTCCAGCGTAAGGGTGGAAAAAATCTGTTTGATAAACAGACTGTCCTCCGCCTCCTCCTCCGTAACCATTTCCACCGTTTCCACCAATTCCACCAATTCCACCAATTCCACCAATTCCGCCAATTCCACCGTTTCCGCCGGCGCCTCCGGTTCCGTATTCTATACCACCTAAGACGAAACCAATGCTCATGCTTCCGCCGATCCCCTCGGTGCCCCCACTTCCACCGACTCCTCGTCCGCTACCACCAGCTCCGCCTGCTCCTCCTCCTGCGCCTCCGCCATTTACTCCAGATCCTCCAACGAGCGCACCCCCGGCTCCACCGGCTCCCCCGCTGCCAGCCGTACCGTTTGTTCCGTTTGCTCCCGGTGTTCCAGGTGATTGGTTTATGAGCCCACCTGAATACATAATTTTTTGAATCCCATTAATACTTACGCCAGATAAACTTCCGTTTGTTTGAGCATTCCCTCCGTTTCCAACAACGATTGCGATATCAACCCCGCCAATAAAATCAGAAAAAAAATCATATGTATTGTAATTTTCAGAAATGTAATTATTTAAATTTCCGGATCCTTTTCCACCGCCTGCTCCGCCTGCCCCCCCGGCTCCGCCTGCTCCTCCGTTGCCAGCGGCTCCGCCAGCTCCGCCGGCTCCACCGTAACCGTATCCGCCGCTCGACCAGCCACGACCTCCGCTGTCTCCGGATCCAGCTATACCGGTACCTCCGTTTACTCCTGAGCCGCCGACATTACCATTTGCCCCATTTGCCCCATTGGATCCACCGGCTCCCCCGCCAATTCCCCAGACTTTAATGCTTTGGGGAACGTAAGCAGACGACATTGTTTTTGTTGTAGAAGATGTAATTTTTTCTTCCGTTTCAATCGCTTTTTGTGTTGCCAGCATGCCAACGGCATTATTAAAAAACATATTATACTATCCCGTGAATTGGACCAATCACTGCAAAATTTAAATCCCCCCCAACGCGATAAACTGTAAAAAGAGAATACGTAGAAGCCATAGTTCCGCTTTGTCCTGCTCCGTATTTTACGGGAACGGAAGTGACTCCCGCATCGCTAAACACAGCTATTGTAATAACATTGCTCAGTGCGCCCTGAACTAAAACCGTTAAAGATTGGCCATCTTTTAAATTATGAACAGCAATTGTTCTGTTACCTGTTCTCATGTCTCTAAAAGAGTTTCCAAGATTTGCGTCCGCAACTCCAGAAACTGTGGTTACTGTTGGGCTATAAACGCCGTAATTAATCTTATATCCGCCATCTTGAAAATCCCTACCCGCAGTAGAAATTAAACTTAAATTAGCCATTTGATACCTCCGATGCCACTGTAACCCAACCTTTAGCAATTGCCAAGTCCACAATTTCTTCCTTAGATGAAGGAATTTGAACCTGTTCTTCAAGGCATTTTGCGACACACAATTGAACAATTTCATCAATTGCGATTTGGGCACGGCTCTTGACGGCGTTTTTAGCCCACTCTTGGGGCGAAAGAGCCGCCACACTCAACGCTTTGAGCTCGGTTTCCGTGAGGTTTATTGTTATGTCCTGCATATTATTCTCCTTTTTATCCTATTAAATAGCAAATAACACCAGTGTGAGGTTCTGCCCACGAATATGTTGTCGTTCCGGAATAATAAAAATCAATATAATCGTTTGCTGCGCAATCTACCATAGCAGACACGTTCATGTCGTATGTATCGTCATTATTGCTATACGCATATCTTACTGTGTTTGAGTTTTTCCTTATATGTAAATAAACAGTTGTTCCAACGGTGTTTACAAGCTGTTGAGCCTGAATAAAATATTTTCCTGCAACCGGAACCGTAATCCTAGATTGCCCAGCATTTACAGCAAATCCAACATTAAAAGAAGTCACTAGGTTGGGATTATAATTAGAAGTGTTCGATGTGTATGGTGAGAATGAACCACTAAACATTGGTCTATTCGGAGTAAACACGTTTCCGCTAACGTTTACTGCTGTACCAGTAAATGCAATAGTTGTGCCACTAAAAGTCTTATTACCCGCAAACGATTGTGTCCCTGTGCTAACCAGTCCACTTTGCGTTTCTGTCGCAATACCCGAAGATTGCTGTTTAATTACTGATGATGACATATGTTACCCCACTAAATATCCACAAATCCAATTATATTCACCGTTTCCTCCGTCCGCGTACAACGAGGTTGCAGCATCTGCCGAAATCCTAACATCTAAAATATCGCCAACATTTGCTTTTAATAACCACCATTGTCCGGCTGTATAATTAAAACCAGTATAGGCTTCGGTAGAGCGCAGCTGTTGGTTTTCATTAGTTCCGTTTTTATAAGCATTCATACGAACTACAACATTGTTTGCATTTTGTCGCAAATAGCTTGCACCTATTAAATACAGTCCAGCAACAGGGCAAGTAAATCGCATTGTTGACGTATTAAAATGAGAGCCATTATTAAATTTTACCGTTCCTCCTGTAGGAGGAAGAGCAGCGGTTCCTGTTAAAGACATTGCCCCAGGCCACCCTATAAAAAAAGAAGGGCGTTCAGGAAAAACAGGGTAACTGCTTTGTATTAATGGTACTTTTGCCATGTTTTACTCCGTTAAGCAATTTTATATGTTATTGCAAAACCATAAATAACACCACTACTTGCGACGGTTGGTATGTGGTTATAACCACCACCAACTGTATTTGCGATAATGTACGCATAATTATATCCAGGGTCTATCAGTGTTCCAAACATTGCATTAGCTTGCGTTATTCCAAGTGGCGCAACTAGTGAACCGGCACATCGTATCTCCCCGTTATTAAATGGTAGGTCTGCAATAATTAAAAGTCCACTGTACGGAGTTGTTACTGCAGTCCATTGTATACTTGCCCATACGGTAACTGTATTTCCAATGCGAGTATATCGACCTGCATTCACGCCGCCCATTGTATAAACACCGCCAGCGGTACCAGAAAGTCTAGGTGTCCATGTTCCTTCGTCGTAGTGTTTCAGCGTCTCATTACCAAAGCTAATCCCGTAGCCGCTCTGCATGGTAAGATCACTAGCGCCACTAATATTTGCCGGACTAATATTTAGCGGCAAACTCGCACCAACTGCAGGTCCATTCAAGCTAAACTGCACAACCGCAGACGTAAATCCTGCAATCGATGGCAAAGTAATCTGAACAAGACCAGCCGCTGTGGCGTCAACGTCAAACCCAAGTGGCGGAGTATCGCCCGATGTTTGATGGCTAACTAAATAATTATTTCCGGCGCCATTTTTGGTGACTTGGATTTTAACACTAAAACGTAATGGGGTAGTTGCGTTAATATAAACCCAACCAGTCAACTCTACATTATCATATGCCGAAGCATTCTGAATAGTCGTAACTGCGTTATTGGTAAGACCAATCTGCGTATATGCATTTGTTCCACCAATTGTAGAACCGGTCATATTGAAGAAATCAAGCGCAGTCGTAGTACGGGCAATACCAACGGGCTTGGAAATTTGACCCACAACGGAAGGTGGAGTGGTTGAAATTTTACCAGCTTCGGATGCGGAGAGGAAATACACTTCTCCGGGCGTGAGAAACCCGCCGCCAACAATAAGGTTAGCTCCAACCGACGATACTTCGCCGCCGAGACAAACCTCGAACTTATTTGAATCGATTACCCTGCTAATAAGCGCAGAAACTTCGGCAGTAGCCTCAATATCGGCTTTTGCAAATGCATATGCGGAACCGTTAAGATACAACGGACGACCAACATCAGCCGAAGTAAATCCGTGGGATGCTTGCGTAATCGATAAAACTGAACCGCCCGAACCAACGGCTTGTTCGGTGCCCGATGAGTTTAAGGTGTAAAGTTTACTGTCTGCTTTAGCATAAACCTGAATCCCGTCTGCCGGAGCAATTGCAGGCGTTGCGTTAGTTTTTAATACAATTCCGTCACTAAATGTTTTTGTGCCCGAAAACGTTTGAGTTCCTGTACTAACAACCCCTGCGTATAGTTCAGTCGCATACGTATCGTTTAGGTCTACAATTGCGCTTGTGGCTAAAACCCACCGAGAATTTACAGAATCCCAGTCCAAACCAACCCAACCGCCATTAACATCGCACACGAGGGGTTCGTTAATAGCTAGATTATGGATTCTTTGTCCAGAGGCTGGAATGATCGTTAGGTTGTTTGTTTGCCAGGTAAAGTTAGCGTCTTTAATCTCAATTCTAGAGTTTGCGTTGCCGAGGGGAAGAGTAACAGAAAAAGAGCCTGCAAAAGTATTAGCTAAATATTTAGTTTGTTTGGACAAAACGGTAGCGGAAGAAATTGTAAGAATCTTGATAGCACTCAATGAAGACCAATTTCCGTCGGAATACCCCTCATAAAAAGAATCCGTTGAGTTGTATCTTACCATTCCGTCTGTCGCCGTAAAGGCAGACCGTTCTGTGTTTGTACCAACTGGAATTTTTAAAGCAGCGGTACTACTAATCGCAATTGTTTTGTCGACGTTATAGGGCGTGATCTGATCAATAATTGGATTAAACAACGTTTTATTAGAAAGATTGTCCGTTGTGCTTCTGCCCACCAAAGTTTCTGTAATTGCGGGAAAGCTATAAACAACCGAAGAGGTCAGGCTAGGAATTTTAAACTCTGCGGCATAAGCTTCGGTGGAGGGAGTTAACCTAATGTTGCCAGAACCTGCGGGAGCCTTAAATTCCCAACTAGTTCTGCTATTACCAATTTTTGCATAGCCGACAATACTTGCATTTTCCTCAATACCAAGACCAGCTCCGTCTCCAGAAGAGGATGCACCTTGTTTATTGAGGGTAATATTTTTGTCGGTAACCTCCATATCGGTAACATTAACGCTATTTAAGGTTCCAACAATATTAATAGTATCGCCAGAGCCACCAATATTAATTGTTGTTGCGCCCGAGCCAGTACCCAAGTTAATAGTTTTGGTAGAGCTGCCTGTTCCAAGATTCAAAACAGACGTATTTGAGGTTGCTCCGACATTTAGTGCAGCGGACGGCGCTGTTGATTCTATGCCAAATCCGCTTGAAAAAGTTAAAGATCCGGACATACTGTCGCCCGTTTTTGCGACTTTTTTCTCATCTAGCTCATCGATTGCAGCCTGAGCGTCTATTGACGTGATGTTTCCGCCCGGTTGAATTGAAATTTTGAAGGCAGAAATTGCCGCAGATGGGTTAACATCAGCATCCATAATTAGAGACGTTGAAAGCAAGCCGGCGACATCATTATGAACAACACCGACCGTAGATAAACCGGAAACAGCAACATTTCCTGTAAATGTCTTGTTCCCCGAAAAAGACTGAGAAGATATTGTAACTATTCCAGGCTCAGTGGTACTGGCTTCCTGAATTTTGCTACCCTGTATGTTCGCGGCGGCGCCAACGTCAGCGTCTGTTATTAAACTTGAACTTAAAACTCCAGCGGCAGAAGCCTTCACGATTCCATTTGTTAGTTCATGAAAAGTAACAGTTCCGTTATCGGTAATTGTTACTAAATTTACTCCGAGTTCGCTAATTAGTTTAAATGATGCAGCTGTGCCCGCAATTCCCCTTAAAACCAAACCATTTGTTGTTGATTTAAAAAGATTTGCTCCAGAAATTGGTTCAAATCCTGTAATTTTTACAGAACCAGCCGATAAGTCTCCGGTTGTCTGAATGTTCTGTGAACCAAAGTTAGGGATAATTTTTGTTCCTGAAATTCCGGCAGCGCCGTCAATGTCTGAATTTTGAATTAAAGAAGATGATAGCTGTCCGTCAACATCTGATCGCACTATGCCGGTTCCAAAGCTAGAAAGCTTTAAATTTGAAAACTCAGCCGACGATGTTTTTTGCAAATCCTGATCAATAGTTAAGTTCGTATTAAACTTAACTGTTACATTATCTGTCGATTCGCTGGTTAAAAGCAGGGTTTTTGCCAAAGCTTGTGGCTTTAAATCAATTATGCCTGAATGAGCAGGTGCCCTAACCTCCCAACTCATGCGCGTAGCGCCAACGTGAACATATCCATTTAATAACAAACGAGCGCCACTTGCTCCAGAAACGCCCGTTTCATCCAAAGAAGCGTTTGTTCTTTGAGGGTTAACTACGTCCACATAACCAACGTTGACCGTAGTTACCTTAAAAGTACCGTTGTTTTGGTTATTTAAAAAATTTGTCACGCGAATATATTCGCCAGCAGCTAATCCATCAACGCCACTTCCGGCACCATCGACTATATATCTAACTGTATTTCCAGATTGCCAAATAGCATCTAACAAATCAATATGCGCACCGGCATATTCTTCTTGAACGTACAGTCCAGATTCCTGAGAATCTTGTCCAGAAGCGTTGAAATTTACAACAATATTTTTATCTTCGGAGACATATTCAACCGGGGTTGTATATGTGGCTCCCGAGATATTTACGGTAGAATTAAGTCCACCGATTGTAATTGTATTGTATCCAATACCCGTACCAATTGAAATGTTTTTATTTGTGTTGCCCGCCAAAACACTAATATCATCGGTATCCGACTCGATTGTATCAACAAAAAGGGCGCCGGTTGTCTGAACGTTCTGTGAACCAAAGTCAGGGATAATTTTTGTTCCCTGAATGGCGGCATTAACTCCCACATCGACATCAATTATTTTTGAAGAGCTAAGTAATCCATTACTATTTGTGTGTACAACTCCGGGAGTGTTAATTCCGGCTCCCAGAGAAGGCACCACCAGCTGATCGGTGCCGATTGGATTAGAAAGAACGGTCGCGCCTAATTCATTTTCCAAAACAAAACTAGACGTAGAGCCGGCGTACCCACTTGAAACCATACCTTTTACGGGATCTAGATAGAGCGAAGCGGAAGTAGGAGTGCCGCCCGGGGTAAGCGTTAAAATCGGTGTTTTTGTTTTGACGGTTAACGTGATTTCGTCAAAAGTTGGATTTCCGGTGTCAGATAAATTTTGCGATAATTTAATTTTTTGAGAATCGGCATCTAACTCCAGACCATTAAAAAAAGATGGATTCCAAACGCTTGGCTGAGGTTCTGCCCCGGTTCTCATAACTAAACGAGTATGCTGGTCGGCCAAAAGAGAAACAATTTGAGGAATTGTTAAAACGGCGGTGGCGAAATCCGTAACATTTGAAGAGGTCAATATTAACTCAGCCTCTTCAACGTTTGCTCTATATGCGATTTGACTCCCAATAACGGTGGAAGTCCACGAAACGGTTCGAGTGTCTATGAGATTTACAAATGCTGGGATTTCAGTTGTGACCCAATCTGCAACGGTAGACGTTCCCTGGGATATATAAAGCTTTTTAGCGACAATATCATAATACCCTTGTCCCACAAACAGTGGAACGGAAGAGGGGGCGGTTGACCCAATTGTAATACGCAATTCGTGAATGTCTTCGCCGATTAGGTCTTTATGTAAAATTTCAGCCATTTCGCCCTCTTAGGGAAATTTAGGTAGAACGATATAGGATTATTTTACAATAATGACTAAAGTTTCTCAAGCAATTTCCGAATAGAAGGGTATAAGGAGGACAAGTCATGCAAAATATTCTTCTTGCAATGTTGGGGGTTATTTTGGTATCTTCATTAATGCTGCTTATGACGATTAATGACAGAGAGGTTTCTCGTGACGATGAAAAAACTCAAAGAGGAGAATGAAGTTTTAAAACAAATCATTCAGGACACTATGTGGATGGCCTTTAGGTACGTAGACGGGCGGTCTACGTATGCGCCCAGTATGTTCAATCTGGCCGTCCATAAGCTAGACAGCTTAGAACTGTCTCATTTACACGCAGGAGACCCTGTAACTAATAATAGACGTTTTGCAGAAGATGGAATGCTTGGTGAGTGGAATCCAGAGTTAAGAGATTTTATTAAAAAGGAGAAGTTATGAAAATTGGCATTAACGGTATTTCTTATAGCAAGACTGAGCGCAAGTATTTGGTTAGAACTTACAAAGATTCTAAGACGGTCTACTTGGGACGGTTTAGTTCTTTAGAAGAAGCTCAAGCTGCTCTTAGGGCACATGAAGAACCAGAGCAAACACAAGACAGTAATACCCCTATCTTGAACTCTATTAGAGCGCAGTTTGCTCCTACCAAAAAGTCTAATAAAAAGAAAGTATCTGTGGCTAAATCTACCCCTAAGCCCGATGTGTTCGTACTTAATAATAAATCACACGTAACAACCAAAAAACCATCAAAGATTAAGTCTTCTTCAAAATCCGCCGTAGGAACACCCACAGGAGAATTGACAGTCAAGGGAATTGATGAGGCAGCCCTTAACAAGCAATTAGCGCAAAAAACTCTTGACTTAATTCTTAATTATCTAGTTGAGCTGGCTGACGAAAGGCAGACAACTGTCTTTAATGTTATTGTTCATGAAGTGGCGAGACTTGTTAAGAAATAAAAAAAAGGGGGCTTCAAGCCCCCTAGATATTTACGCTAACCAGCAGTAAACTCTACACTTTCCATCTGGGTTGCCAATTCCTATGTGAGTGGCCAATGAATACGCCGCAAACTTGGTGCGAGGCGGAAATAAACACATAGGCCCAGCATAGTTTTCAATCGGTAAGCTTTGTCCGGGGGCAAGACAAAGTATTTTTTGCCAAGCTCCTTCTAAGCTAGAAGGATTTGCAATTAAAACTTGTACTTCTTGATCCGAGTCGTTGTGAAAAATAATTTTATGAGACTGATCTGCCAATGTAATTAACATTGCTGGCGCAAGCTCTGTAGCGGCGGCCAAAGCAACTTTTGTCGCTTCGCCGTAATCTAATTTTAATCCACCCACGCCGTTATCAGAAAAAATGTTTGGCATATCAACCTCTTATTGGTTTAAAGCTTTCCAGATATCTTGCATACTTCGAGCATCTCCGCACTTCTTGCAGCGATTACTCCACTCGCGCGACGCTTTGAACATTCTCTCAGTGTCGCCGCAGTTCCAGCACTTAACAGAACACACTCCACCCTTTAAAACATCTTCCAAAGACTTTTTCAACTCTTCGAGCTTTTGTTTGAGGCGAATCTCTGGACGGTGCTTAAAAGACTGAGTTGCGCTCTCGGATTTCATAAACTTTTGTAGATACTCAGCGGGGGGCGGCTCTGCAGATGACTTCATGAGGTCATTCATGGGGAACATCTGAGCCTGTGGGTTGCAGGGTTTAGCCGTAATAGCAATAGCATCTGCCGAAGACTGCTTGATGACTTTGTGTTCTGCTGAACCTTCCGGTCCGCCACGCTTTAGGATAAGACCTTCAATTGACATCCCAATTCTTAGGGGTAAATCAGGATTAGCGGCAGTATACCTAATAAGAGCAGCAGCAGCATCAGCATTTGGGTGTCCATCGGCAAGTTCTCCTTCGACATAAAGGTAAGGAACTTTGACTAAGTCCCAACATTTCTTCTGGCGGGGAGTCTCGCAGTCTTTTTCAGACATAATCTTTTTGTGGGCAGTAATTCCGCCAACAATACACCAAGCTCCCTTTTGGTCGGAGTTGTGTTCGTCTGTAATCATGCGTAGATTGGATGTATCAATATTAGCAATTTCAATCAGTTCGCCTTGTTTATCGACTGATTGTACTGCGCCCAATCCAAAGACTTTGAGTCCCATGTCTTAACCCCTATGACATACTCGTTGTATTTTAACATTGACTCACACATTTGTCTTTGTTATAGATAACAAAACGGAGAACTTATGGCTAAAGATAATACTTTTGAACCCATACGCGGCCTTAGGGGCGAGTATAAGAACAATGAAATCACTCTGTCAGGCACTTCAGACGTACTCGCAACTGTTAGAAATCTCCTAACAGTTGAAAATAAGGGTGTAATTTCAAAAATTAAGCTCCTTAAGCGTCAAAAGCCCTACAACGAAAAGCACGCCATCAAGATTAAGCTTGAGCTTGCCCAACTAGAACTAGAGACTAAAGTAGAATATTACGGCGAAAATGATGATGGGACTCTCAGTGTACCCCCTGGGTTCTGGTGGCTCGTTCCTAACATGGAAGGCCATAAAGAAAAAGATAGAGAACTCAATCTGTCTCCCGTAGGTCCTAAAGTTCCAAGAGACTATCAGGCTGAAGCCGTCAAGACTGCTCTTGGCTATAAGAGGGGCTGTATTGTTTTGCCGACAGGAACAGGCAAGTCAATGTGTATCAGCCTACTGAGTCGTGCCCTCGTCGAGCGTGGCCTCAGAGTCCTCATTGTTGTCCCTACTATCGAACTTATCTCTCAGATGCTTAAAGACATTAAACAGATTGCCCCCAAGAGCTGCGGCATCGGTGGCAAGCACAAATTCAAAGAGGGTGTTGATGTTGCTATTGCCACTGTCAACAGTGGCCGTAACTACTCAGACATCTTTGATGCTATTATTATTGACGAAGCTCACCACTCCTCTTCTAACATGTATAAAGAATTGGCTATCTTTGGAAGTCGAGCCAAGTATATCTATGGCTTTACGGCAACTCCAGTCAGAGCAGACAACTTGGAACTTGGCTTCCATGGGATTGTCGGGCCTATTGTCTTTCAAAAAGACAGTAAGTGGGCAATTGACAATGAGTTCCTTTGCCCCGTAGCCATTACCTGCCTAACGATTACTGGTTTAGGCCGCATTAGAGAGACGACTCATCAGCAGACAGCCTACAAGATGCTTTCTACTCACGAAAAGTCGCTCCATACGGTGCTTAACCTAGTTAAGAGCGGACTAAACAAGGGACTTAAGGTCTTAGTGTTGTTTAAGACAGTCGAGCCGTCAGCCGAGTTTTGTGAGTATGCGTCTGAAATGGGGGTCGCCTGCGAGCCTGCTCATAGCGGATACCGCAATCCTTTTTATCAATTTAAAGATGGTAAGACGAATCTCCTAGTGTCTAATAGCAGTCTGTTGGGAGAAGGTATCGACTTGCCCGACGTTGACTTTATGATTAGTTGTGTTCAAAACTCGGCAGAAGCCTTAACTCGGCAGGTTATTGGCCGTGGCCTTCGGTATAAAAAAGGCAAGAAACTAATCTTTATCGACATTACAACCGCTGGCTATGGGGTTTGGAATAGCGATAGCGAAAAGTTCTTTGATATTTTTAAACAGTATGCTAAGTCAAGATATAGTGTTTATGAGACGATAACCGAAGACATTGTTTATAAGGACATTTAAGATGATTGCAGATAAAGTCGTATATTGTTTGAACTCTGCTGCAGTGGGTGATCTAATAGCTGCCGCTCCTTCTTTAAAATACGCTACCGAAAATTTTCACAAAAGAACGGACGATTACCTTGTAGGAGTTTATCCGGATTTTAAAGATTTTTTTCATTTTATTCCTGAAAGTAAATTTACCGAAGTTACGGCTCAGTACCCTAAGGGATATTCAATTAGGCATTTAAATATGCTCGGAGTTGGTAACCATGTTTGTAAGCTAACTCCGTCTCGCATGAAACTGACCCAATACGCCTCTATTGGTTTACTGGGGCGCGTACTAGATGACATCGACGCCCAGTACGTTCCGCTTTTACCAACGGACGTAAGCCGTTACGGCGTAGATTTTAGTAAATCTGTAATTATTATTACTACTTACAGAGACAAGCAGCGTACAATTCTATCAGACGAAATTACTAAAATTGCCGAATATGTTTATTCAAAAGGGCTAACTCCTGTATACGTAGGCAAAAGAGGAGCTATTTCTATTTGGAAAAGCAGTCTCGCTGTAAGTGATTTTGAGTATCCGGGCTTTGGAGTAGACTTAAGAGACGATACGTCTTTTAGGGAGCTTGCAACTATTATGAATCAGTCTAAAGCCATCGTGGGAATGGACGGCGGCCCTATGCACATTGCTTGGACAACCCAAACTCCCGTTGTTTGCGGATTTACGACTATTAAACCTGAGCTCCGGATTCCATACAGAGGACGAGTTCCCACCATTTCAATTACTCCCAATATTGCCTGCGGTTTTTGTGAGTCAGACTGGTCACTAAATTACTGGAATTTTGCAAACTGTCCTCGCAAAATGGAGCTTGCAGAGTGTGTTACAAAAATGACTAGTAAAAAGTTTATAGATGCTTTAAACCAATTAAAGATTTGGTGAGGTCAGTTATGAGCTTTTCACAGCCACATCGCTATAAGCTAATGATTCCTGCTTATTGGGTAGATGGTCAGGATGACTACAGGGCAGACGCAATGATGTCTTCTATGCCATCAAGAGATGAAGTGATTGAGGCTTTGAGAAAAGCAGACGAACTAGATGGCTATTCAGCAGAATATATTGACAATCTTAGGGTGGAACGCCCCGATGGTTGGTACTACAAAAAAATTTTAATTTACAACGGCTCAAGCAATAAACCACTTTGGAGATTTGAACCAGCTCCGTGAGAGGAATTTATGAACTTAGACACATCAGCAACGCCATGGGCGCACGACGAGCTACAGCTTATAGGGGCTGAGCTAGGCGATACCATCGAGATGGCAAATGAAGAAGATGAGACACAAGTTGGCTTAATTGTCTCTTTGACAAAGATGGCTATTTTTGTATTGACAGAAGGGGACGAAGTCCTTAAGTTTGGAAGAGTGTCTCTGTCTAGTATAGATGGCAAGTGGGATATGGTAGGTCTATCTGAAAGAGAAATGCGTATTTCAAAAGAAAAGTGGATCGAAGTGAAAAACATGATTAAAACAAAAGTCGATCAAAAAAAGGGCACTAAATGAAGATTTACTCAAAAGAAGAAATTAATACACTTGCAGAAAACGAAGAAACAGGAAATTATCATCTTGTTATCCATTCTCAGGATCTTGTTAAATTTGCCCAAGCCGTTGCCTTTAATGCCCAGCAGGGTAATCCAAAAACTTTAGAGCCTCTTAGTCAAGTTTGGAAAGACGCTGTGAATAAACATTTAGCCAAAGTTTTTACAACTTATTTAAAACAAGAAAAGATTCTAGTCATTAAAAGCAGGGAAGATGACGCATGACAGATTTTATTGAAATTACATTAGTTAGTGCGGACGAAGTGCTAAGCCGCTCCTTTAACCCCATTGAGTTTCAAAACACGTTTAGTTGTGACTGGAAAACCGAAGAGCTAATCGCGCCAATCAAGTCTGTTTCTGTGCCAGAACAAACGCCGCAAAGAAGAGTCTATAGACGCGCTCCAGACCAAATTAAGCATCGCCGTAGCTTTAATTATGATGGACTAGAGACTTGGATGTCTATTCGAGTAGTGGTTTTTAAAGAAGTGATTGCTACCTGACGTTGTAAGTAATCTCTTTAGAGAAGACGATTTTGCCCCGCTTGTCTTCAATCTGCCTTAAGAAGTGATAATCTTCTAGGGGTCCGTTCTTAAATTCAATTCCGTTTTGCACTAAAAACTCTTTCCTGGCTGCACAAGAAATCCCAACAAGACAAGCCTGAATATTCTTTAAGTGAGCTGGTGGCAGCACTTTAGAGTCTTTATCGTCGTAACTCATCCTAAAGATAACGCAGTCAGCGTCTGGGTTGGTAGTCAATTCTGCTGCCAAAGCATCCACATAGTGTGGCCGAAAGCTATCATCGTCATCCAAGAAGCACAGCCAATCGGTCATGACTAACGGAATAAGTTTGTTTCTAACTCCGCCGCCATGGTTTTTGCCGCCGCCCGCCTTAGTCAGATAGACATAGGTGATTCTGTTGTCTTGGACAGGTTGAGGAGGATTAACGCCGTCAAACCCAACGAGCGATAACCATTTAGGATTAGATTGGCTTTGTAGTGACTCCAAGGCTTCTTTGAGAGTCGGCCTGCCTATTGATGGAGTTATTACTGTAACAATCATCTCAATTCTCTATCTTGATTTCTTCACCTTCACTCAATTTTACCAACGAGCCAAAGTTATCTACCTTGTAGCCCTTGGGGACACACACAAGAGTGCATCTACACCTAAAGTGCCTTAATGGTTGACAATTTTCCCACTGAGCTTTTTTCTTACCTAAGTTATACCCCGGCGGTTTTAGAGCAGTCAGCCTAAAGTATTTCAGTGAGCCATCTTCATTGCGGCTCCAATCTTTGCACTCTTTAGAGACTCTATCGTCTTCAATCGAGACAATAGTCACAATGACATCTCTGTTGGACGAGCCAGCGTGATGGAGGATTGTCTGACTTGTTGCTACAGCAGATGCCATACCAACTTCAGTCTTTACAACCAAGTCCCAATTTGTGCTGTAGTCTTTGAATGTGTCTTTAAGAGTCTGTTTGGCTTTAGTAAGACTAAGTCTCTGCTCAGCTACTGCTCTAACTGCATCTTTAACGGCTTCTTTCTTCTTCTGCGTCTCTTTAAGACCTTCAGCCAAGTTATGGGCGACTCTATGTACGTTAGACATATTGTCATGGTTGTGGTCTGTCACTAAGTTCTCAAGAGCCGTCAGAGCCTTTACTTTCATCTCGACTAGACTCTTGTCTACGTACCGAGCTGTCTTCTCTTGAATAAATTTGAACGTGTATTCTAAGAAAGGATCTTTCTTTGCTTTAATTCGTGGCTTGGGAATCTTGAGGGCTTTGGAGAAGTAGTCATCGTGAGTGTCTACTGCATCGAAGAAGCCTTGAAACAAAATGCCTTTAGGCAAATAAGTCTTAAGCCCCAGCTCTTCGACAGCATCTTCAGCATCTTGACCAGCAGCCTTGCCCAACAGGGCATACTTCAAAACCAACATGTACTTTTCAATAATAGGTCCGATAGTCTTATTGAAATTGACTGTGATTCTTGGAACTTGTCTTTGCCAGTTAGACGGAAGGTTGACTGGGTCTAGGGGGTCTTCGGACTTGGCTAGTTTTTCTGCTTTTAAGTGTTTAATAATATCGTCAATCATCCTGTCTACGACAATTTCGTAAGACATGTTGGCGTTCTTCTCAAGTTGTTTAATAAACTTGAGGTGTTGAACGACTTTTAAGACTGGTTTTGTATTTTTAACTGTTTTCTTTGTCATGTAAAATCCTAAAATCATTTAACATTTTGTTCAATAAGTCTCTTAGTTTCCAGTCAGGCTCGTTTTTGGCGTGGTGTTCCAAAGTCTTATAAGCATGAATGGCATTAACGTACAAAACCCAAATGCCGTCTTCACGGACATCTGGTATCTCGGATTTTAGCTTTTGGATTGCTTCATGATTCTTCATCTTTTTCGTCTTTCTTTTTCTTCGCCATAGTATTAGAACTCATGCGAATAGGGGTATCACCCTTCTGGAACTCCTTAACATGTTCATGCCACTTGGCACTGAGTCCTGTCAACTGAGTTCTTTTCCCAGACTTGTGTAGAGCGTGTCCACCTGAAAACCCTTTTGGAGCCTGAATCTTGGCTTTTTTCTTACGCCCCGGTTTCCCAGGTTCTTGTGGAATGCCGTCAGCCCCAATAACTTCTTCCACCCAAGACTCTTGAGTGTAGATATCAGCAGTGACTTCGGGCATGGCTTCGTAGACAGCTTCTTTAAAGAGTTGTAGGTTTTCTGCATCAACAGCATTGGAGAGTATCTCGCCGGCTCTACCGACAATCTCCTTAACTTCTGCTTCTTGCATGACGTTAAGTTGAGCGAGGCGGCGGGCAGAGTCAATCGCCTCTCCGTCTTCATCCATGAATTTCCAAAAACAGTAGTTTGAATGAAGGTCGTTAACAAAGAATGGGCAGGTGACTTTCTCAGGCTGCCCAGCCTTAATGGCCTCTATAGACTCTACTGCGAGAGGACAAGCAGTTGCCGGAAGCTTATCAAGCTTTCTCGGACAAGTCTGCTGAAACCTCGTTGGCTTCGCTGCCATTGTCGCTTCCTTTCGATTCCATGTACGCCTTGACAGCAGCCATATACTCTTCGTCTTTAGCTAGGAGATATTCGATATGCTCTTTTGACCAATGAGCCAAGCCAGCTAACTCTTGGAGCTTCTGACCCATAGATTGAACTTCCATGAGAAGGTGGCCATAAGAAGACACCATCTCGTCAAGCATCTTGAAGAACTCTTGTTGTTTTTCCGCGTCTTGTTCGACTGAGTCGAGATTATTAAGTAAATCAGACATTGTTCGCCTCTCCTTTAAGATAAGGCTAAACAATGTCTAATGTTTTGTCAATTTGAGGCGGGCTGAAATCAATTGTCTTCTTGTAGACAAATCTCAAAGCGAGTTACATTTTTTAATTCGTGTCTGCGGGTTAAATGATTTAGTTCACCTTCTAGCTCCTCGTCTGGAACGTCTCTAACAAGAACCAACTCTTCATCATCAATAGTGGCTGTAATAGTGTAAAACATTTAACCCCCTAAAATAATTACTTTTTGTTATCAAAAGATTTTTTACCTTCTTCCAACGACCTAACAATAGATGGCAGTAAGTTTATAGCTTGATTAATATTGAACAAAACATTTTCATAAGTATCTAAAACATTTTCTGATTTACGCACACTTCCATTTAGGCCAATGTGTGCTCTCCACAAAAGCTCGGTGACTTCATCAATTCGTTTGGCAAGAATCTTGCGGTGTTCGTGTTCCGTCAAAGTCTCTTTTACTTCTGGTATCATCTTCTCAAAAATCATAACTATTGCCCCTTTTTAGTAAATTACTCTTCTACGTCAAGCTCAATAATTTCTATCGTGTGGCTCATATCGCGTGTTTTGTAGAGCAAACCTAATTTTTCTTTTTCTTCGTCAGCTACTTTAATAGCTTTTCTATGATGTTCGGCAATAGCTTCGGCTCTTGCTTCTGCTTTCTCTCTAGTCAAGAACAACGGCATGTGGCTACCATTCATAAAGCCACCCCACCTAATCGCATAAACCTTCATAATTATTCCCCCTTCTTAACCAGCCTTAGCCTAGCATGAACGCCAAAAGCTGGACTCATTTCTAAACATTCCCAACTAAACTTCTTAGCCAGCTCAAATGGAGCAAACGTAAATCCTTTGGCCTCCAAGTATGCCCTATTGAGCTGACATATGGCTACATCTTCTGCCCTGTGCATAGTAATCTTATGGTCATCTCGTAAAAAATCTTGAAGTCTTTTACTTCTTAAAGAGAATCCACCATTACCGACGTTGAAATGCTTAGGAACTCCCTTGAATAGAACACTTTCTGGCCACGGGGCACCAATGTAGTCATACTGCAGGAACTTGTTGTCCCATAGTTCTGGCTTCCAAACAAACCCATCCCATTGAGCCACCAAGACGTGTTGAGTGTCAAAATAGTTAGCTAAGTCTTTAATCATGAAATGAGAGTATTCTTCAATAGACTTGATTTGAGGGATTTTGACCACATGTGAATCTTGAGTATCAAAGTGAGTTAGAAGCTTGGCCTCCCCAAAGTTGCACGATGCTCTAGAATGGTCAAAAGACAGCTTAGCTCTGTCATAATCGACACTATCTGCAATAATCAATGTAACTGTAGGGAGGTTAGGTTTCATTCAATAATCCTAATATGCTTAAATATTCCGATACCTTGCGGCCTACAAATAATATTTTCTTCTCGCAACCTAAAACATAACTCTGCAACATTGTCTTCGTCAAGAGAAATCTTTAGGCCGGCTTTCCCGGCAGTTCGACTTAAATCATCAATTCCAATTACTTTTGTTTTCTTTTTGGACAAAATAGTTTTGACCAACTCAACAAGCTGGTCGAGAGTCTCATTTATTTCCATGAGACGTTAATATAGGGACGACTAAAGCCTGCTTGAAAACCAAGCTGATTCATCTTCTCAATAACTTCTTTAGTGATATCTGCTTCTTGAAGGTTGGCAAGGCGGATACGCTCTTTTTCCATTTCTTCCATCTTGTAAGACATGTCGTAAAGACCACGCTTGGCCGCTGCCAAGGCATCTTCAATCAGAATATCCACAATGTGACTAACCAACTCAGCCATACGCTTGGCTTTATGTTCTGGTTGGTTGAAGCTATCTGCCATCTCACGCGCCTCCTGAGCCTTACTCATAACAGGTACCTCCACTTTAATTATCAGACATACACAAACAAAACTTTAATTATTCTTCGTCAATCTTTAAATCATGGAGCCTAAGCCACGATTTCAGTAAAGTTTCATGGTTAGCCTTCATAGATTCCTCCCAAGCCTTCTCTAGCTCTACGTCTTCAGACTTCTGCTGCTCTTCTGGCTGCCCCTGACTTTGTGCCACCTGTTGTGGCACATTTGGCTGCTGGGCTGCCTGCTGCATTTGGGCTTGCTGCATTTCAAGCTGCATCTGTTGGCCTTGCAGTCCTAATGCCTGCTGCTGAGCCTGCATTTGCTGCATACCCATCTTGAGCTGCTGATACGCTTGATTGAGGCTAGGGTCAATAATAAAGTCTAGTTCAGGGCGCTTGCTTGCACCTTCCATCCCAAAGTAGCTCTCCATAAACTTTCCATAAGTCATGTAGCGGGCTACGTTCTGATGAAACAAGGGAGACAAAGGAACATCTCCACCAAACTCAAACTGTCTATTTTTGTCAGAATCGCTGAACAGAGAATTTAGGGTTGCCGTCGTTTGTAGCTCTTGTGTCTGACGCTGAATAACACCTTCGCGTGTCTCGTTACCAATTCCGAAAGCAGCTACCTTATAGCGTTTTTTGGCTTCTGGGAAGTTCTGATAAACAGCATCATTGATATCTTCTACTAGAATATCTACAAGTAGTCTAAGACCGCGCTCTTCGCCTTGGACTAGTTCATAGTCACGCGAACCTTGACCCATGCCGGCAGTGTCGCCCAACTGGCCAAAGCCAGCTTCTGTGGGGGAAATCTGAAAGGCTGAACAGAGGGCGCGAATGACTGTTTGCTCGACCTGCATCCACTCCATGTCTTTTGGAGTCTCGGTCGTCTTGATGAGTTCTAGCTCTACTGGGCCGCCGATAACAGGAATGACACTAGAGTTGTCAGTTCTTGTAGCTAGGTTTTGAATCTCCATCTTAAAAGATTCAATATCTTCGTCAGAGATTTTGACTGATGGGTCAGTAGGTCTGACAACAATCATACTCTTGCTGAGCTGACCTTTAACAAACTGATTGCGTAGATAGCTCAACGTGTGCTGATGAATGTAAACCAAGAATAGAGCAAACTCGATTGGTCCCATAGGGTAGCCGTTCAAGTCTAGGAATGATTGGACTTGATAGTAGACTACTTTAAGGTCTTCGTCTGTAAAGAATCCTGTCTGGACGCCGTCTACTTCTTGAACGTAAGCGATTGGTTTGTTGTTGACTGGAATCTTGTTGTACTCTTGAGCGTCTACTTCTGACTGCTGAGCAATATCTGACACTGCGGTCACATGAACCCTAGAGCCAAACTTGACTTGCTTGATAGTCTCAATAGGAGTTGGTCTGAAGGCTACGATGGTGCCATCAGAGTTCAGTAGATTCTGGCGAGCACTACGGCCAAACGTCAACAATGCGCGAGTCTGTGCTTGGAAGTAGTCTTTGAGTGAGCAGTGCTTAAATGTTGGGTCGGCGGCTTCGTAGATTTCGTTTAAGACTTTCTTGTCCGACGTACCACAATGCAAAACCCATTCAAGAATTGCTTTCTTTTCGGCTTCACGGAGTTTGAGTTCGCGTTCAAAAGCTTCTTCGTTTTCAAAGTCTTCGCGGCGAATTTCGTCTAGGTCGAGGACGCGAACACCCTTGTCAAACTTAGACTCAGACTGAGCACCAAAGCTAGAAATCTGCGCTACGCGAGTGTTGATGATTGCCCCAATGTAGGGGTCAATAAGAGAAAGTTCTTTAAGTTCTGCATCAGAGAGACGCTTAGGTTCTTTTGAAAGAGAGTCGCCAACCCCCATGCGAGTATTAAACCTAGAACCAAACTTGACTTTAGATTGTTTGTACTTGCGCTTCTTAAAGTCTTCTTCGGCAATCTTTTGAACATCAGACTTACTGAGCATAGTTCTACCAAGGCGTTGCTTAATGATTCCCGCAACATCATCAATAGAGTTGACGTTAATGTCTTCTGATACGTCGCCTTGAGCTATTTTGACAGTAATTTTTTTATCGTCTGACATGTAAAATTCCTATTATTAACAAGCAGTTCCATTTAACCCTGCTGCACACCACAATCCTTCGACACTCAAGTTGCCGTCAGACGAGTTTCTAACGATAACTTCTGAACAACTGATTGCAGCCGCAAATATAGCTGTATCACCTAACAAAGAAAGGTCAAGAACTTTTTCATCAACTATAAGTTGAATAGCACCCTTTGCTTTAACTGCAAAGTAGTGAATTGTGTTTGAAAATACTTGAAACCCTTCAGTAATCCCAGATACAGTCTCTGGCACAAGAGAAGGCGTTTCGATATCAATATAGTCTGCTGACACAAAGATAACCTTGTAAGACCCTCTACTACCATAGTTAAAGGCAGGAGAACTAATCTTAAGAACGTCTGTAGTTTGAACTCCAGACGAAGAAAAGACTTTGAGTACGTCTAAGTAATCAACTCCGAGGAGGACTGCTATCTCGTTAACAAGAACTCCGGAGTCGTCAACGTCCAAAAAGTTAGAGCCTACTCCTACAATCCTGACAGGAATGCCTTGGTTGCCGGCATTGAAAGGAGAGAGGAGGCCAATGTCGTTGTCTTTTTCCAAAAGGAGAATGTCATTAATTTTGGCGTTAGAGCCAATGGCTCCTGAAAACTGAACGCGAGCAACTGTGTCATTCAAGCGAGTAATGCCTACAGTCGTTGTGCTATTAACTGTTAGTGACCTGCGAACGCGAAAATTAGGGTTAGTCCCATTACCAGTCCAACGGACACGCCAAGTTGTTTCTTGAGTTAGGCTGTTATAAGGCTGAGTAACTTGGAGTTCAGTTGTCGAATCAAGAGAGATAGCCTTGCGCGTAGACGCAACGACTCTTTCTTCTCTGGGGTCAAGAACGACTGAAAATCCTTCTGCAATGTCTAAGGCTAGGCCAGAGACATCAAAAGCCATAGAGGCTGCAGACGTTGATTTAAGCGGATTTTCAACAGAAGAAGCCGCTGTATTTAGAGACAAGGATAGATAGGACATGTTAAAAAACTCCTATAGTCCTGCCTATTTTACCTCGAACCATGGAGAAAGTCAAGCAAAGAATACTCAACAACTGTAAGTCCCTTTTCTTGAGCCAGCTCAATCTCTTTTACCATAGAGGGGGTTTTCATTCCAAACACCCACACTTCATGACACGCGCTCATAAGCATAAGCCCCATGGTGACCGCTTTATCTCTGTCTTTATAATCAGAGAAGTCAAGAACTGATGAGTACATAACTGCCCAACTAACAGGATTTTGACCCATACTAATGATTTTATTAGAAATTTGTTTGAACTGCAGGATAGAGTTTGGGTCACGCCACGGAGCACACACATAGATGTTTTTCATTAACAAACCTTGTTGGTTGAACAGCCAATTTAATTTTATAGTAAATTAGAAATCCACACTAATATGCTGACCAAAAACATAAAAAATTTAATAGTGTAATAACCAACCGTTAAAGCGATTGCCGTTAGGACAAAGTTCATAGCCACCCCCATGATTTCTTATCGGGTGGCTGTCGTTATTTTTTAGTTTTTGCTTTAAGGGCTTTTTCTGCGTCTTCTCGGACGTTGGGGTTTTTGCTTTTAAAGCTGCCCAAATGTCCTATCTCTAGGTGACAATTGTCTTTCCCAGGCTTATCACACAGCGTTATGAGATTGTTAGGGTCTAGCTCTAAGGAGGGATTTACGTGAAATGGCTCAATGTGATGTACTTCTAAAAACTCTGTGCAACCGCAAGCTGCACAAGAGCCATGAGTTTCTAAAAAAGACTTGCGCAATGACGGCCATTTAGACGAACGTCTTGAAAAAAGCTTAGCTTTTCCCTTAACAACATCTTTAGCGTGTTTAAAAAGACTCATAGAGTGCTAGGCCCGAAAGACTCTCCGCTCTCATCTTTTGCTTTATCTGATAGAGCCATGTTCATATCTCCTTGGGTTAGAACTAGGGTACATTTTAACATTAAATACTAAATTTAATTAATTTTTTCTTTGGTTCGGGGGCAGGGCCTTTGGAATCACCTTCGATGAGGTGACCCATGCCTGCTTTTCTGTAAGCATCCATAGTCATATCAGCTAGTTGCGACGGCATGATGGGTACACCCATATCTTTATAGGTATCATACATGGCAGACTCTAGCTCTTTTTGGTATTGCTGTTCGCGGCTCATGGGGGCGGCAGTGCCGATGTGTTTAGAGGCGCTACTAATCTTAATTTCGACTGCGGTGCGGTATTTGTCTAGTGCATACCGACTTGCGTCATTCGTGTGAGTCCAATCATCGTCTTCAAATCGACTTGTATCAAACTCTCCACGGGGGTCTTTCTTGTGCATCCAGTTGGTAAAAGATTCAATAGCATACTCTATCCCGCTGTCGTTTTCTTCTTTACAAAGAATCATGTCTGACTCTTGTCTTTCTACATTCCAAAGCAAAGACTGAATCTGAACTACTCCAGTCTCAATATGAGTCGGTTTCTTGGGCTTAACAGCAAACCCAAAAGGCTGAAAGTAATGAGCAGAACCAGCATCGGCTGTATCAGGGCAAATAATGTCTGGAGGAAACATTAGGCATTCTTTTTCTCTAACTGTTTGTGCCCACTGAGAGTTGGGGTAGCCAGTAGCTGACCGCGCATGAAGCAAAATGGCTCTAGTCTGAGATTGAGAGTACAGATATACAACGACCACTGCGGGGTCGCGAACGCCCCAGTCAATACCAAAACTTACTTCCCATTTATTAGTCACTGCCCAAGCATAAATATCCTGTTTAGTACATTTTCTATTATTCTTCCACTGTTGACCAGTCATCCAAAACCAAGTCTCAGCGGGGCTACGGACGTGATTCATTCTGTTGAACGTAGGGAAAACTAAGCCGCCTGTTTCTGGACGCCAGTTGAGAATCTGAGCAATAATTTTGTTGGCTTCTTTTGTCTCTTTAATGAAGTTACCAATGAAGGCAATAGTTCTTAATGTCTTAGATTTGCCTGTCTGTTTGGGGGCGCGAGCCTGACAGGCAATAAACGCAGGGCATGTCATACATCCTTCATAAGCTAATATTTCTTTGTACTTAACTTTGATTGCTTCTGGTTCTTCTTGGAATAGCTCTTCATCCCATCTGACTTTGAGGTTTTCTGTATGAAGATATGCCTTGAGTCTCTTTTCTCCGTGAGTCTCTGGCAAACATTTCCTCATAAAATCCACAGCCGACCACTTGTCTAGTCTAATATCTGGGTCGTCGCCCTTTTCGGCCTCTTCCATCAGTTCCTGCAAAGGTCCTTGAGAAGTCTTGCGAGAAGACAGCGAGATGGTGATTGGCTCAAAGCCGTGCTCATCTTGCGTGGGGTCGGCAACCATGGCGACTTCTGAGAGAATCTCTCTGGGGGTTAGGTCACATTCGTCTCGAATAATAATAGAAGCGCGGGATGAGTTAGCACCCTCTAGTGTAGCTGCTGTTACAAAAACGTCGGCATCGTCTTTTGCTGTATACGAATTTGGAGGCAAATTAAAGAGTCGTAGCTCTCCCGCTCGGTTTGTTTCAAAATGTTCTTGAAGTTCTGGAATACGGAGGAACTTTTTAAGGTACTTGATTGCTTTGTAAGATTGGTCTTTAATGGCGGCAATCTGTAGACATGACCTTCTAAAATGAATCATTGCCAACCAATGAATCACCGCCGACATAACTGTCTTCATCGAGTTACGAGAGGCTGCCACGACTACACGGTGGGCACCCTTGTTGGTCTTCATTGTGAGGTAAATTTGCCAGACAGCTTCCATGGGATTAGAAGTAGACATTTCGTCTACTGTACAGTCTGGCAAGTCTAACTTAAGGAAAGTCTTAATGAATTGTTGAAGCTCTTCTTTTGTTTCACAAACAGTAAACAAAAGACGTTTACGCATTTCAATGCGCACCCTTTGCTCTTCTGTAATTTCAGGTTCTTTTTTCTTAGCCATAAGTCGTCTTTATAAATCTTTTTTCCTTTGGAGTCAAAATAACTGAATGAGTTTGGTTGTGAGTCACTCCATCAAGTAGGAATGAGTCAGTCACTCCTGTTGCAATAAAAGCCGCTTTTCCGCTAACCATCCTGTCAGTATCGTACTCTTTTTCGTCTGTTTTGTGCATAAAAGCTGCTCGTTCTTTAAGTTCTGGAGTATCTAATACTAATCGACCTAGTATCTTCCCCCCAAGACTCTTAATAGCGGCAGCCGAGACAACACCCTCCGGAGCGCCGCCAATCCCCATCAACATGTCGTACTTGCCCATGCAGACACCAATAGCTGCCAGCACGTCTCCGTCGCTGATAAGTGATATTTTAGCTCCTAGTTGGGTAATTTCTTTAATCAAATCAGCATGTCTCGGCCTATCGAGGACACAGACTGTCATTTCTTCAATTGGCTTTTTAAGATGAGCTGAGACTTCTTTGAGATTTTCTTCGGTTGTTTTGAATAATGATATAGAGGCGTTTTTGGCTTTAGAGCCTACGACAATCTTGTCCATATAGCAGTCAGGTGCGCTCATAAGGCTGTACCATTCTCCTACTGCCATAACAGACAGAGCATTAGGCTTGCCTTTGGCGACTAACTCAGTTCCTTCAAGTGGGTCTACAGCAATATCGTACTTGTCGCCACGGCCTGTGCCAAGTTTTTCTCCAACGTACAACATAGGAGCTTCGTCGAGTTCACCTTCACCTATGACCACAATCCCTCTAAAGTTAATAGAATCAAATTCGGCTCTCATGGCGTCTACAGCAGCCCCATCTGCTGCATTCTTATCCATTTTTCCAATCCACTTAGAACTAGCAATAGCCGCAGCCTCAGTAACCTTTAAAAATTTAAAATAATCCATAAAATTCCTTACTTATCAGAAGGACTCGTATGCTCATCGCAAGCAACATAAAGCCAATGCTTTCCTTTAATTTGTCCTGGCTTAGAACAAACAGAACAAACAAACTGACTCATATCTTCAAACATAGAAATAATTCTCTCGTCTTCTTCTGTAGACGTAGTTGCATATGCCCGAAGAGTTCCAAACTTTTCTTTAATTTGTGTAAAGTGCAGAGGATTTTCTTCTGAAATGGGAACACCAATAGCCTCTCTTGAGGCTAAAAGATGCTCACACATGTCCCAAATTAATGATAACCAACCCTCGTTGACTTCTAAACCACACCTTAAGAGCTGCGGAAACTTGTCTTCAATGTCTTGGTATTGAATTTTCTCTGGTTTCACAAGCCACCTCTCCTGTCTCAGTAATGATTGACTGAGTAACTGTAGAAGCATTTTCTTCTTGTGTCAACGGTAAAGAGCCGCCAGCGCGTAAAAACATAGCTTTAATGAGCTGTGGCCAGCTACGAAAGATGGTCTGGTCTGAGATTAAGTAGCTATTCATGATGTCATCTTCCTCGTCGTAGTGAGAAAAGGGGTCGCCAAGGGCGCAGTGAGCCAGCTCGTGCGCAATCAAAGCTTTAGTTGAAAAAGAGTCTGAGTCCTGCCAGTCAAGAACCTCGACCCAGCGCTTTGAGGAAGATACATAACACTTGCCAATAACAAACTTTTCAGGAAAAGACTCTACAATCCGTATTGACTTGATTTTATTAAAGTTTTCCTTGCACTTGGTAGATGTTCCAAACTTGTCACAATATCCGGCAAATTCCATAACGTGGGGAAGAAGTTTGGCGTCTACTTTATGGGTGTCAATATAAAAGGGTTGGGGGACTTCCACAATCTTTTCTACTTCTGTAGTTCCAAGACCTGTCCCACATCCAACCAACAATATAGCCATAAAGACAAAACGCATAAGTCCCCCTAACTACTCAACCACTTTAAACTCTTTAAGTTTTGTACAAGATGAAGTCTGGCGCAGCATCATAAGTTGCGCAATAGACAGACTCACACATTGTTGCTTAACTAGATGACAAGCTAAAGTAGGCTCACCATCCTCAAAAATAGCCATAGTGTTGCCGCAGATTTGAAATAGGATAATGAGATAAATTAACTTCATTGCTCTTCATCCCCATAGTCTATATCGTCAAACTCTTCGAGAGCTTCATTGATGGCATCATCAATAAGACCAGTTACAACGTAGTCGTCATTCATTCTGTCTGGCTCTTCAATTCCTGTTTTATTGACGCCAGAGCCGCTAAGAATACTTTGAATGATTTTTGCAGCATGGTGGTCGTTGGTATGGATAACCAACAGCTTGCCAAACATCTTGACTGACTGGAATGGGATGCCCATTTGAGTCAGGTAGCTAGAGGCTTGGAGCATGATTTTGTGGTTAGCCATGGCAAGACTCCTTAGTCCTGAAGGATATTAACAAGCAGTCCTGTCCCAAAAAGAACTGCCATGAAAGTAGCAAACATAAGAAACAATTGATACTCAGTCACAAAACCTCCTTAATAAACTTCTAATTCTGCCTTGGCCACATTTGGAAAAGACTCAGCAATGACCATGGGTGTGTAAAAGTCACCCGCATTTACTTTTTCTATTTTGATGCGCTGTCCGTCTTTAAGGTGGACAATAAGATTTGCCCTACCATTGGGCGCACATTTAGCGTTAACTGCCTTTTTGATTTCGCTTGCTAGGTTCTTCATAATCACCTCCATTACAATACTTATCGGCTGTCTAGCGTTAACCTTTAGGGCAGTCAAACACTTTTTTTGAAATTTTTTCTAAAACTTCAAATTTGCCTACATTACTAGATAGTTCTGTATCCCAGCGCCCATCGTCAAGAAGCCATCTGTAGTAATAACGGTCAACGCCGACTTTCTCAACTCTGACTCTATGGCGAGACTTAGTCTCTCCGTTTGGCAAGTCAACAATCATGAGGCAGTCGCCTATCTTATATTTTGGCTGACGCTTAGGTGCTTGAGTGGGGGTGGGTGTTGGCTGCGGAGCAGAATTTGGAACCTGCGGAGATGAAGCGCAACCAACCAATAGCACACATAAAAATAAGTTTTTCATAAAAATACCTAGTTAGAAAAAAATAGAAACATTTCAAACTATTTAACACTGTGGCTTATCGCCCTTCAACATAGCCTCTAAAAACTTGGCCAAATGGACGTTGCTTTCTTCTTTATTGAGTTTACTTCCCATCACAAACAGTACAAGAGTCTCAAGAGTCTTTTGAGCCTGTTCCATTGTTTGGCCATCTTGAACTAATAATGCCCTAACTCTGTCGTAAGCCTTCTGAGCGTCAAGCCATTGAGATTCTGTCATTTTTTGTTCTCCATGGAATGTTATTAATATTCTTTAGAATGCTATTAACGTCCGACCAACTCATTCAGCCACTCGATGACCGTCTGGCCGTAACCATCTTTTATATGCTCATTAGGGGTCTTGTCAAACAAAACATGAGTCGGTGTATCAAGAAACTGGATGGCCTGTTCTTCCGAGTCATGAAGCAAAGTATTTCTCGGTAACTCACAAGTCCCACCTCAAACAAGCATACAACACCTGCTCAACTGGCCAATCATTTTCTATTGACCGCCTATTGGCCATTCTAATGACTTCTATTGACCAACCAACACTAAAATGGTCAATAGATTTCATCTGCACGTCATCTAAACTTCATTTTTGTAAAACTTTGTCCATGAGCTTATTATAGGCTACGAGCGTAGACTATAATAAACCAAATCCTTATTATAGATTATTTACTTAGACCAATAGCCTTGGCAAACTCTTCTAAACTCAACAGGTCACTCTGAAGCGTGCTTAAATTCAGGCTGCAATAAAACAACTCTTGGTAGACAGCCGCCCTGTTGCCTCGGGTCACCGCCTCCCTATGAAGCACCACAGACCTAATAGGATTACCGTCTTCTGTCCAACAAGTCTGCTCGTCGGCAGACTCGCTAAGGCTGTGAACTGTCATGGGAACATCGCACCTGTCTCCATGGACTTTTTTACAGTCGCCCACAAACTCTTGCAAGAAGTTGTCTGCTTTGACTTCGTCTGGAGTTTGCGGAGCGCCACAACCAACCAAAAACACAAATAAACTCAAATACTTAAACATAATCAATCCCCTTTTAATCACAAAAGTCTCCTGCCTCTTCTGAAAAGATTCTAAATTGTGGACCGTGCCAAGCCCATAGCTCATCATGAGCATCTGCTGCGGACCAACGCTCCAATGAGCGCACGTAGGACTCCGCTTCGCCTAGTGTGTCAAACTCAGCCTCAAAGGATTGGTCAATTGTCCAGTTAGGCATGGTCATTGGAGCAACATCAGACTCAATAAGAACTGTGTACATGCAGCACCTCCCGTAGTTGACTTACATAAGTCTTATCGGAGGGTCAACAAAAACCTTTAGGTGTTTTTTTCAACGAGGCTAGTTTCGTATATTAAATCTAAGGTTTCAAAATGCTCTCTTTTTAAGTATTGATAAAATTTGACTTTTTTATGCTTAAGCATTTGTTTAACTTCTCTTTTGTTACCAAAATACATAAGGTATTTCATTTTTTTATTACCTTTTTCAAAGTAATAACCCTCTTTTAAAAAGAGTTCTTTTTGCTCTGAGTATGATATTTTGTGTTTTTTTGAATACTTATGAATAATTTTTGGGTCTACTCTTTTTCCGTCGGGTCTGACAAGGTAGTTTACTTTGCTTGTGAAACCGTAAAAATTCCAATTAGTTGCCTGATATATCGTGCCTATTTCTCCAGCCTCTGGGTCTGAATACGCTATACAAAAAAGATATCCTTTTTCTTCTAATATCTTTTTGCATTTGCCAATTAGATAGCTTCCGCAGTGCTGATGAGCATTACTTGCGCACGCACCCCTAACCAAAACAATTCCTTTGTTTTTATACTCTTCTCCAAATGGCTCTGATAGAGAAGCTGTTCCCGCCGTAAGGCCAAAACATGCAACGCCACATAGTATATTTTTGCAAAAAATTCCTATTGAAAATTTTGTCGTACCCATCGTGCCAAGCCACTCATACTTCAAGATAAAATCTTGAGCCTCTTTAAATGGGATTTCTTTTATCTCTATGTCCCCTAGGGGTATAACTTCATTGGATTCGTATTTTTCTCTTAGTTGCCTCTGAAAGCATTTCTTTTCAAACTTTTTGCCTCGATAGCCAACTTGCCTGTCGGCCATTTTGTAGCCAGTTCTTTTGCTAAAGCATTCTTGTTTTTGTTCTTCTTGAGTTTCGTTGTTCATAAGAATCTCCTGACTACTCAAAAACTCTGCCACACTCGGCTCTTTGAGCGATTAGCGGGTTGTGGCCGCGCTCAGTTAGTGTGGCACGAAGCTTTCTGAGAGCTTGGCACCTGTTTTGACCATGCCCTGCAAACGTCGTACTGTCAATAGTAATAAGACAAATATGAGGGTCATAAACGGTCGCACATGCCATTTCTGCTGGAGACGGCTGTGGCTGTGGGGCAGGAGTAGACTGACAAGCAATCAAAACAAACAAAATTAAATACTTAAACATAAAATTCTCCTAACTATTCTTTACTATCTTCTTCCAATGCTTTTAAAGCTTCAATTCGTTTTTCTGATGTTTCCAGCAGCTCAACTGTTTGAGCATCTGTGACTTGAGTCTGCGTTTGAGATTGGCCGCCATTAAGAGTCAACGTCTGGTTGCTGACATTGACCAAAGGCTGCTTGGCTCCGAGACGCATGAAGGCATCAATCTTATGAACTTCTCCAACAATTCCTAGAAAGTCTTTCATCTCTTTTATGTTCTTAGGAACAAAGCCAGAGTCGCCCGCCGCCATCTCGCCAGCTAAGACTTTTTTCAAGTCATTCTCAATAGCAATCTTAGTCATAGTAAAGATTGTGTCGATAGCCTCTTTACCAAAGACTTCCAAGACGCTGCCATCGGCTTGTTGATTGGCCATCTGCATTCTAAGGCACCAGTTGTACCGAAGCATACTCAATACAATAGTCTCAGGAAGATGACCTGACTGCCTAGCAATCTGAACACAAGTTCTGCCCATCGCGTACACGCCAAACAAGGCGGCTTCTTGAGAAGGACTAACAACCAACGTCTTTTGGGCAGCGAGCGCTCTCTCAGCAATGTTGCGCTCTTCGTCGTTTAGCCAAGCATAATCACGCTCGTATGACTCTTGTAGTTCTTTCAAGAGTTTCTGCTGAGCTAGTTGTTGTTCGGTCACCTTGGCCATAATCTCACATCGAATAAGCCGGATTGATTTCCGGTAGTTGAGGCAATGTTCTCACAAACTCAATGTCTGCGTCAACTCCGGTAGTCCTTTGAAGTAGCACTTTGAACTCATCTGAAGATGCCCTGTGCTTGCCGACTCTCTTGAGCTTGATGTGGCGGAGCCAAAGCCAACTCAACAAACCAAAGTTTTCCCACTTTCCTTCGAGCAAGTCTCTGTTGACAGGACATAATAATACTTTAAAGTCGTCTCCGTTCTTTTGAACAACGACTATAGCATCATCTGCGTCAAACCATAATGATGTGCCGACTCGCAACTTGTAGATTTGATTTTGAGTAAGGTCTACGCCGAGAGTTTCTCGGCGAATAATTGATGCAAGTGTCTTTTGTCTAATTTTTTTATTTAAGTCAATAACATTGTTCATAAAAATAACTCCTTACATAAGTTCCCAGTCTCCGGCTGCATTTGCAACAAGCACGAAAGCCGCTCCATCTGACTGAATTACAAAAGAAGACTGACCGTCTACCGTATTTCCGCCGCTAGGTGTAAGAGTAATCGTATTGGTATAAGAATTGTTTGACTTATCTTTTACGATTACTGTATGACCATCCCCGACTGCGCTAATTACCGGTAAAGTAATCGTAGCAGCTGCGGAAGAGGTGTCAACAGAAAGAATGTGATCTGTGGATAAAACAGAATAAGTTCCTGAAACATTTGCTCTTTTTACAGACTGAGCACCCTCAATACGAATAACGCTATTGGCCTGACCAATTTTGATTGCGTTTGCGTTTTCAAATAGACGAGCAGGAGTTACAGTTGTTGTCACGTCGACTTCAGTGTCATGAATCCAAACATTTTCTACCTGGAGTCTTTGTGGAGTAGCTCGGCCTTTAGCCCCCACGACGGTTCCGTCAAAGAAAACAACATATGAGGCCGAGCCGATAGTTATTTGCTTGGCAAGCATAAATACTTGACGGTTGTCATAGTTTCTTAAAGGAGAGTCCGTAGCATCTCTGACTTGATAGACGTTTGTTGTTGTAACGTCTGTTACATCACCGGCGGCCAAAGAATACGGAGCGGCAGAATACAAATCTGAAATCTTTACCCAAAGCTCTTGATTCGCATTTAAGGTAATAGCGGTGTTTAGTTCATAAGAAAAAATCGTCGGATTTTGAGTAGAATCAGAATTAACCCTGTTGTTTGTTTTTCGTTTATAAAAAGTTAAAACCAATCCATCTGCAGGAACAGACATATCCGGATTTGGAGCGAATCCGAGAGTGTTTAGTTTGTAGGCAACGTCCGGATGTAGCGCCAAAATAGGCTCTACTCCAAAATCATTTTGACTTTCGTCTGTAGCTCCGGGATCAACAATTTCTATTTCTTCCCCTTGAGAAAGATTGCCATAATCCCTAAAATAAAAACTAGAACCAGTTCTTCTTCCAAGCCAATACCAATCTACATCATTGGGTGGAACATCGCCCGAGCCGCGAACATATAAATCAATATTAGAATACCTAGATCTAAAATACCTGTATTGCTCGGTAGATTGTGAATTGATAGTTCGGTCGACTTCTACGGCTCTGACGGAAAGACCCGCTACAGAGCCTTCTGCGGTTACAACCGTCAAACCGTCATACAATTTTGTAACTCTGTAATACGCAAGAATCCCTTCGGATTCTTTTTTAATATAGTCGCCAATCGCAACGCCAATAAACAATCCATTTCCTTCAACGGATTTTTCAGCATCCAGTCCGCCGCCAGGGGAAACGGTTGGGCGCCACAAAACGGGCGTTTCTGTCAATCGAACATTTCTCTGTAAAGCCAAATAAAGAGCATCGCCCTCGTCGATTTCTGGCGACATGAAATTAACATTATCATAAATGCGATTAGAGGAGTAGGTTCCGCCGAGCTGCCACTTAAGAGTGTATCCATAGTTGGCCTGCCACTGAATTGTAGATGTACCGTCGCTGTGTAGTTTGTTTCCCAAAGCCCCCGTCGTAGAGCCCCAAAAAACAGTGGCCGAAGGAATAGCCAAAATAGAATGACCAGCGGTAGAATCAAGAAACAAAGACAAAAGAGATAAATTTAAAGGAAAACCAACGGAACTTGCAGCATCTTGATACCAAGTCGGAGTACCCTTAATTTCACGCAAAACCGACATGGTTGCGTTCAGCCAATCTTTAAAAGTCTTTAAACCCTTATCGTTGAGTACGGTCCCGTCGGTTGTGTTTGAGTAGTAAATCGAGGCGGGATCTGTGGATGCCAGCCGAGAAGCGATATCCGATTTTTGAGGCGACTCCTGTCTCGAAGTCGAGTCCCAAGGAAAAGAATATGAAGGATTAGGAACAGAACCCCCTGATCCTAGCCTAAAAAACAACTCTCTTGAATCTACAACCTCGGTAACGTCGGAAGCGCCTGTCTTAATTTTTGCAATTTTAATAGAGTTTGGCGTAAACCCGCCAAATCTTTGAACTAATTTTGGAATTATAATTTTCTGAGCGTCAACGGTTTCTACATATTCTGATCCCGCTGCAGAATCGGGCGTAATTGCCAAAGAATCCCAAAAACCCTTTGAAACTGAGCCGCTAGTCGAGGTTTCTAAAACAAGTTCTAAAAATATTTCTGAGTTAGACTGAAGAGAAATAGAAAGGTTTGAGTCCCCCGGAAGACCTTTATAAAAAGGTGCAATTGAATTGCCGGGACAAAAAACTAAACAATCCGAAACCTTTACGCTTACCGTCAGGCCAGCCCATTCAGTTATTTCCAATCCACTGACAACGAACGAAGAGCCGCCGGTGAGAGACATAAGCAAATTGCGGATGTCGTTGACAACATATGAATCAATTGCTAACAAATCAGGAAGATCAATGCGTTGACCACCCAACCAATTGACTCTTGACTGAACTGACATTTTAGCTCCTCTTGCTTAATACAGCGATTTTACTACTTGTATGGCTCAATACTTTCGTCAGCAAACCGCAGCTCTGGGTACAATACATCGTCTGTAACAAAAACTCCAGCGGAAATTATTTTTTTAATAATTTCAAAAAAACTATCTCGGGCTTTTGAGGTTCCTGTTAAAAATGGCTGAAACATCAATCCATTAGGGGCTGGCATAAGTGGCTCTAATCTTTTTACCTGCCTAACTGTAGCTCCCTTTGAGTGAGTTTTTTTAAAAACATACGCTGGGTCAATAACAATTTGGCCTCCCGAAAGAGTTATGTACGGTACCGGCCCCTCTTGGAGCGAGGTTCCGTACTCAAATACCACATACCCTCCGTTTTGGCTAAATTCCAAAGCAGAATCAACAGTTACAAGGACTCCGCTTTCGCCTCTTAAAATCGCTATCTCCGCAGCAGCGCCTGTGGCACTGGGAAGATACCTAGTTACTAATCCTTGCGGATCGTACAAATAAGAACCCAAATATAATGGACTAGTTGGCTTAATGTAATCAGCAGCCGTCATTGTTAAATTATTCATAAAAACTTCTTGATTGCGTGCCGATGTTTTGTCAAAATAATAAGAAGAGGTGTCTTCCCCCCACGCGACTTGGGTTGTCCTTACTCTTACATTTGAAGCAATTGTTTCGTTTGGCAACACAGACCAATCTTCAAGTGTTTCAAAATCGACGCTGGTACTTCCTACGCTGAGCGTCTTAAAGCACCTAGCTTTTAGTTTTTGCCAAGTGTAGGGATTAAAAATATTTGCGGTGCCATCTTCGTAAAATTCAAAAAATTTACCGACTACATTTATTTTAGACAAATTAAGAGTCGTCGTTGAGGAAAACTGCAGACGATATTTTTTATTACCAAGGGAATACAAAACCGCAGAACTAGCAGAAGGTGTGCCAATATTTTTTTGATTGATTTTAAAAGATATTTTTGTATCCGACAAAACCCTATCTACCACCCAAGACCCATTAACATCTATATTGCTTTCCAAATTAATCGCAGCAGAATTGATAATAATTTCTGACCCTGAAAATAATCCATGACGATAATTAAAATCCATCTCCACGACATCCGAATTGATATCACAAAAGAATGGGTTATTTTTTCCAATTAAGGTAGGGGTTGTGTAAGGCAAAACATTATATTCGTCTGAGTTTTCTAAAGTGATAATTCCGTTGGAGGGATTAGTATTTAGAATCTTAAACCTTTTTTGTGCATAATTTGCAGCAAAAGTATCAGATTCTAAAACAAAACTTGCGCCCTGTGTGGGTAATTGCACATTTGGAGAGCTTTCTATTCTTACAGTATTTCTGGTAAAGTCCGCTACTGTGTACTTAGCCCCATAAGCGTGCCAAGCACCCTGCAAAAAACGTTTTACGATTGGAGGAACTGCCGGAACGGTAACGCTTAACTCATCGTCTGTCATTTCTGTTATATAAGAAAATGTCTCTTGATCGTAAACCCTGTGTGGTATATTTTCGGTAAAAATAATGTCTCTTTGGGAAAGCTGTACTACTTCTCCAATATTTCCGGTAGGTAACCTTAAATATTTATTTCTAATTTTAAAGTAATCGTAACCCACATCAATAATTTCATAAGTGCCGTTTAAAACAGAATAATTTCCTTGTATTAGATAAACTAATACAGTTACCAGGTTACCATAATTATCAATCACATCATTTCCGAAGATATCTTGCACCGGTATTTGTGCAGCTCCGGAAGTTCCTACATCAAACTGACCCCTTATTGTCACAATGTCGCCAATTTTTGCTAAATGAATAGACGGTGGCGGCCCGTCTAAATATGTGAAGGTTACTATGTCGGAATATTCAGCAACCTTAGAAACAAGCCAACGTGTTTGAAAAGAGTTTGTCGTTGGGATAATGTTTGGAAAAAGTAATAAATTTTGAAGGGTTCCGCCAATTACTTGAATAATTTCATTTAGACCAGAGCCATTCGGTGTAAGTCGAATTTTGTTTTTCTCGACGATTCTGTCGTAAAAAACGGTTGCAATATAATGATATTGAACGGAATTTATATAAGTTGCTAACTCCGAAGCGGATACGTTTTTAATATCAGAAAACATTGACTTATCGACAGTCAAACAGTGTTCAGCGTCTCTTGTTTTTACAATCAAATCATCTTTTTCTTTTAATCTGTATGGCTCAGCCTGAGCAGAAATAACACTTGGCCTGGTTAAAGTCTGAGAAAAATAAATTTCTAAAACGCGCAACAAAATTTCCAAAGATGTCTTTGGTTGATTGATCATTAATGGGGCAAGTGGTTTAAGTCCCTCGATATTTAAACCAGCGTCTCTTGGCAAATAAAAACCACTTCGAGCTGCGAGCTTAAAAACATACTCAGCGTCTGCGGTTGTAAAGAAAAATTGATTTTGCGCATATTCCGTGTATTTTTCAAGCTGATCAACTATGTCATCAACGCCATCGAGCAAGGCGTTTATTTTTGGCGCCTGTTCTTTATTTGGCTTTGCAACTAACGGTAAATACTGACGAACATTTGACATTTTATTGCCCAACGCTAATGTTAGATGCCGAATCTATCACCACTGCCTTTTCATTATCCGCAACCGGAATACGCCCGTCAACTGCAAAGGGGAGAGTTTCGATAATTTCTACAGAAACAACACCGGGAATGTCTTGAACCAATCCTATAAGCTCGGACAAAATTACAGATTGACCGATCCCCAATCCGCCAATAAAAGATACTACGGCAGAGCGAACGACGGCTGCGATTGTGTTAATCGAAATACCATCACGAGCGCGAACTCGGAAAGAAACTGAAACTGAACGAGGAATTGGAGGCAATACCGATACATCGGTTCCCGTAGACTTAACACCGGGATATCTGCTAATTGAAGTAGGAACGCCATCTACAGTTCTTTGAGCCTCTCGAATAAGGCCACCAAAAATTTTATATCCGTCGATACCGGTTTTAGGTACAGTTTCGTATCCTAGTTTATGAACGCATTCAATTTCTGATCCCAGGTAATTTGAAATTTTTTGATAAGATTTAGCTGGAGTCAGATAGGCTTGAGCGTTTTCTGCATTTTTAGGATCAATTGCCCATCCCTGAACAAGCCTAAAAGCAGAAAATGGTTCTTTTTCCAAAAACCCAATATTCTCTTCATTCGCGGCCGCAATAGTAACAAGTTGTGCTGCGGCGGGAGCCCCGGCTGGCATATCAAATTCAATATACGGACAGATACTAGCCGAAGGGCCATAAAAACCAATCTCTGTTACTGTCCAAATCCCTACGAGCGCTTGCGGGAACCAATTACTTGTACCTTCAGCAGCCGAAGCAATTGATATCTTACATCCGGGCAAAACAGACTCAGCATCCACAATACGAACTACGCGAGGGTCAATTGTATAATCAGCCGAATCATTATCGACAATTTGCAATTCTTTGCCCCACCAATTTTTACCTACATTGACTGAGCGTGTGACACTATCCTGAACAACGTCTTGAATCGGAAGAACTGAGTTATAAAGAATAGCCGTATTTTTTCCGTCGTGCGCTACAAGCTGGTACTGACCATCAACTCCTTGACCAAATCCATTTAAAAACACATAATCGTCGGTATTTACACCGCACTCTGCGAGTAGCATTGTGTCGTTTAAGCGATCTGGAGGCGTTGTGCCGTCGGAGGTGTTAGAAAGAATCAGGGCGGAAAACCCATCTGACAGTTTTTTTACGATTCCGTATGAGCAAACACCCGAAATAGACTCTGCATGGGTTCCCTGAGTTGCCACATTTCCAAGAACCTCGACCCCTTGTGAGCCCGCCTTATGCTGTGTCTTGATGTTTTTTTCTGTATAAACAGTAGGAACAAAAACAAGATCTGTCGATGCGGCAAGGGTAAGTGTGTGATTTTGAGTCAAATTTGGAGCAATGACGCAACAGCTTGTTGAGTCATTGACCTGAACTACTGGATAGCCCACATAACCTGTTAGACCATAGGGGTTATCATAAAGGCTGCTGTTCATAACTAGACCGCTATCAAGAGCGGGGCAGTTTACTTCGGCAGGAAATCCCGCCGAACGAATATAAAGCATATCGCCAATTCGAGCCGAAAGCGTTCCCGCTGAGCAAGTAATAGTCGCTAAGCCTACAGAGGGAGTATTGTACGTAATATTAATTTCTGTACCTGAAGCTAATGGCTCAGTGTCGGTCACCGAAATGCTACCAATTGTAGCTGACTGCCCGTGTCTCAAGAAATACAATCGCCCACGTGTTGAACTGGCCTGCTCATAAACAATATTTGTTCCTGTTCTGAACCAAGTCTTTTCGTTTGCAGTATTGGCCGGAGTTAAGTTTGCAAGAGGGGAGGCAACCCTAAATGGCCTTAATAATTCAGAAACAAGCGCATTCTTTACTTTTACGATTGAGCCTCTTGGTAGCTGTTTTGTTTGCGATACCAACAGGGGAAAGTAAACCGAACCATTCTCAGCTGAGGCGGCCTCAAGTGTGACTGTTTTATAATTATTTGCAAGTGTATCTTTTGGATACACAGATCCTTTTGTTCCTCGAAGCTTTGAAGAAATTTGAACTTTTGCAGCGCCTTCGGCTCGAACAATATCAGCCTGAATTGGCAACGAAGAAGCTGGCGCAAAATTTGCCCATCTACTAAAAGTAGCCGCATTTGTTGGAAGAAGATAAACCTCTTCGCCCACCGAAGAATATGCCGTACCCAAAATAGCATTTCCGCTAGGGAACATTGCATCATTTGACTGGACAACCGACTTAATTGCATTTCCAAGCAAATCATAATCATAAATCGAACAACCTTCTGAACGATTTGCCCAAAAAGCATGGAATGACAATGCTGAGCTTGAGCTATCAACGGTACCAGGCAAGGCGTTTGGGTTTGTGTAATTAATATACGTAGCCCGAGGGATCTGAGCACCTCCCGGCATAAGAGCGTTGGTGGTTTCTAATCCCAAAATAGCTGCAGTAACGACTGGTGTTTCTGGCAAATAGGCGTTAATTGCATCTGCCAGATCTTTGAGTGTTTTTGCCTCGACGGGAAAAGACTGAAGCTGATAGTTGGCAGCATTGAAAATAGTATTAACTGCTGTAGCCGAAGATAGGCCAACGTAATTAGGAACACGGATTGTTAATTCCGCTGCAGTCGGCTTATCAACAATTGGCCAAACCCCAATTGGCATGGAAACAGTGGATTGTGTTCCGTTGACCTGTAATAAATTGTTGACTAAATACAAACCATCAAAAACACCATTTGTCTCATCTGCCCCATCTGACGTATAAATTGTATTGGAGACGGTTACTCCACCGGAGAAGAAAGAAGGGCCAAACGGAGCTAAATACTGGTCTCCGCTTGAGACCTCTACTTTAATTATGTTGGCATTAAAACCAGACGAGCCATTAAGCAAATTCTCTAAGTCGGTTAACAAAAGGCGAGAGCCTCTTAAATTAACTTCGATTATTTTTTGAGCAGTATTGATAGTTACAATTGGTGTACCCGTGCCAGTGCTTATACATTTAAATGACCATGAATTGCCCGCAGCTCCGCGTAAGCGCGGACTGTAGTCCACCTGATTGAAGGAAATGGTAAAATATGGATTTGAAATTTTTGCCGAAACTTCTGGTATGTAGCCATATGTATTTGGAATCTTCACGAGCGATAAGACACTTCCCACGACTGTTTCGGTTACTGTTTCTAAATATGTACTGACACTTAACGCGGCGGCTAGCTGAGCGCTAGTGGGGGCAGAACCTCTTAAATCAAGAATTACTTTTTTAGTTGACTGAGCGATCATTTGAACTAATTCTGCCGTTGTGCCCAGTTTACCGCTATCTTGAATAACGAGTTCGATGCTATTTCCTAGCACTCCCGGATAATTTGCAGAACGTGCCCCAAAAGAAAAGCCAAAAGAAGGACTAAGTGATTCAAATTTAGCAACTGCAGTAATTGATGGCTGAAATGTTGACAAAGTAATGTCTGTAAGATTGTTAGATGTAGACGAATTAGTCACTTTATAAGTGCCGGAATTAAAAATTGTAGAGGGAATGGCCGCTTGAGACGCCATCTCTGCAACAACTACAGTCTGAACCTCTTCATTTTCGTACACATTTGAGTGACTAATTGTAATTTCACCCTTTGATGGAGACTGGGGATAAAGAACATTTAGTTTAACTCTATTGGCGCCGCCAAAAGAAGTAGAGCGAATAGCCAGTGCCGGCTCATTCGAGCCCATACCCGCGCTATTTAACTTATAAACACCGACTGACTTACCAACTACTTTAAAATCGTTAAAATCAAAATCTCTAAATGGGCTTGTAACGTCAAAAAACTCTTTATCAAAATCTTCTGGATCTTTTAAAGTAAATTGAAATTTTTGACCTTTTCCAGAAATCGCAATCTGCTGCTCATCTGAAATAATAGCTTTTTTGTATAAAGGCAAAGTAATTGTTTTGTTGGCTGAATCTAAATCCATCTCAACAACGAATTTATCAAAGGGGGTAATGGATAAATCTTGCAACCTAAGGGAAATATTAGAATATCTGTCCAGGGTTTCCGAGGTAACATTCACCGAGCCAATTGGCTTAATTGCGCTATCTGTTCTTAAAAAACCTTCAAATGGTGCAATTGTTTCTGTGTTGTAAACGCGCCCTGTCCATCCTGACAGCTTTCCTGTGACCCAAGTTTCCTGAAATCCAACTGGATAGGTACTAACAATGGAGGCAGCCTGAGCAATTGGGTTGGTTGTTGTTTGTGTTACTTCTGTATAGTTTGGAGCAACTTTTAAATAATCACGAGCCGCATATCCGGCTGCGGGATCGGAAGGCAAAACTGTTTCTGCTACAACGGGGAAACCACCATCCAAATACACGGAGGAGGACGATCCAACGTGAGATTGCAAAGCAGATCCAGCTGACGAGGTGAATAGATTGTTCGCTTTTCCAAAAGTTGCAATAATTGAAATCTGTCCGTCTGTGTAAGTATTTGTTCTTAAAAAGAAATACTGTCCGGAGCTTCTTTCCGCAACGCCGCCGACAATTTGTTCGTTAATTTGATTCGCCACCTCCTCTACTATTGCCGCTGCCGTTGGAACTAGCGATACAACTTGCGGGACAACGGTGGAAGAGAATAACTTAAATGTTGGCGCACCCAAATATGAAGTGTCGTACCTATCTCCAAGAATAAAAGCAGCCGCTGCCTGATAGGAAGACACCTCTACGACGATTGTGTCAGAGTTTGCAGGAACCGTGCCGCGCACAATTTTTTTAATTTTATAAAAACCTATGGCTTCGTCGGAAAAAGAAGAAAATCCAGAAATTGGAGTAGTTTCAGTTTCCTTAACTGCCGCTAAGTAGATATAGTCATTAATTTCGGCATTGATAAAAAGTCCATTTCCTAAATAATCTTGAAGAGATACGGTCAAACCACTTGAATCAATTTCTGTAACTTCGATTAAGCCGTTCGTAATGCTTCCCGTTGTTTTAACCTGTACGTCACCGTCCAAAGCAACAATAAACTTAGACTGACCAAATCCAGGATAGTCATTTGATAAATCATACAGACCAGTAGATGTGGTCGTAGACTTAACAAATGCACGAGTATTAACCGAAGCTATCTCAATAATATCTCCGGCCTGCAATCGCGAAATAAAGCGAATATCTCCGGTATATCTATTAAAGGTATAATCCTTTGAGGCGCCTACCGATGTTCTTTCTTCTGGCTCTGTAGAAAAAATAGAAGCTGGCCCAATCCAACCGCCGGCGCTGATTGTGATTTCACTGGAGGAATTATTTTCTTTATTTGAACTAATAATAAATCTATTATCTTGAAAGATTACGGTAACGCCGGGAATTTTCGCTTGCAAAACCTCTCGCCAGTTTTCGGCAGTTGCTGCAGTCATAGCAACGCCAAAACGCGACAAAAAGTCTGTATTGGTAATATCAGCAACGGCCACAGCTACGCCGTCAACGATTACCTGTAGTCCTGTATAAGAAGCTCCGGTAATAGACCAATTTGAAAAAGGATTGGATGAAATTGTTGCTGTTTTTCCCTTGAAGGATTGCAAAATTCCGTTTTTATACAAATAAATAGGCCGCTGAGTTACGGTTGGGAAACCCAATACGCTTTGCAATTCGCCCGGAATTACACGTATCTCTTCCGCAGTATTTGTTCTGTCTATCGCAACGATTTTTGTACCATTTTCAGTAACGCGAAAATCAAGAATACCTTCAGCGTCTGAATTTAAATCACGAACAATTTCGTAAGCTGTAGCTGCAGTCAAATCTTTGTAATTTGAAGGGGCGATTGTGTATACGTAGGGAATATTATCAATAAGAAACGTAATGGACATGCCCGCCTGTAGCACATACGGAGCCTGCTGTGCGCCCGCTACAACGGCGGGAGTCACCGGAGCTTGAGCAGTTCTAAAACTTTGCTCTAATCCAGATGCCTTTGCTAGCAATAGTTCATAGTCCTGGCCAAGAAAAACGGGTTCAAGTAGAGATCCGTCGTCAACGTAAACCGTTGTTGGTTCGCCTTTTTCTAAAGGGCGAATAACAGACGCTGAAACAACTTTTTTCTTGGTGTCGGCATCTACAACTGTCAAGAGTGCGGAATTAATCGCCCCAACAGTTCCACGAGCAAGTGTATTTGGATAATCTTTAATTCGCTGACGAAGAGAGGCGTCTGATTCTGTATCAAAACCATTAACGAATGGCTGCTTATTGATAACAGTGGCGCCAACAAAAGGTTTTGCGGAAAATTCTGTAACAGCACCTGAAGCAACATTCCCCGTAACGCCAAACTGAGAGCAAGTTACGGAAACAGTAACAGAATCCTCTCCGTCTGGCAAAATGACTGCCGCATCTACCGTAAGCTGAATAGCAGGAGACTCTGCGGACGCTGGCACCTGTACAACGGTAGAGGCGTTGATAGTTCTATCTCCTCCCTGCGCCAACACAATTTCGTCGGTATAGGGATGATCTTTTGTAAGAGGGTCAGCAAGATTAATAATCCAATACGTTCCGGTTGAAGAAATACTCGTATATAAAATAGGTCCTTCAAACGAATCAACCGTATTGCGACCAAGATAAACTTTTCCATTAACCGGAGCGGCTGCAAACATTTCTGAGGCATCTTGAACATAAAGAACTGTTGAGCCTGCATACGGAGCGGGTCTGCCGGCATAAGCGCGAGTTGATATTTTTTTAAACTCAGAACCAATCGTTACGGTACCGGTAGCCTGAATAGCCGCTTGACGACCCACTCCGCCCTGACCATTTGGAATTTTAAGAGACTCGGCCAAATCATCGAGTCTTTCGCCAACAAGATTATCAACTTCAGTAACTTCAAGCACTTTTAGCACGGATAGCTGCGCCTGATAAACCTGTTGAGCGACAGCTTCCATTAATGTAACAAGAGCGCCGCCTGTTTGAAAGTCAGTAATATCAGTATTATTCTTGATTCTTCTGACCCAAGTGCCCAGCAATTGCTCCTTGGATTTAATAGTAACTGTCACGCGCCCAACTCCTCAATAAGATTCAGGTGACTTTATTTTAAGATGGACTGTGTTATTTTTCAAGAAGAATTTACGTTGAAACAAAGCTTAACGGAATTATGACATTAGAGCCATCTACGGTCACAATCATATTGATTGAGATAGATGTTTCCGTAACTGTTAAGTCTTGAACAACAACGTCTGAATACCTGCCGTCAGATAATATAACTTCTTGTAATATCTCAGAAAAAGCTGCCGCCAGCTCAACATTGCCGTAAAAACGCTCGCCAATTGAATTAGCAAACGGTATTCCGTAGTCCGGGTGAAACGGTAACTCACCGATATTTGTAGACATTAGGGAATGAATTGCCTGACGAACGGCGGGCATTCCATAAATAATGTCAAAATCACCGTTTTTGCCAATCTGAATCTCGCCTGTTTTCTCATCTCGACGAGCATCTACGCCAAAGTCTAGCAATGCCCTATCGAGCCTTTTCAGAACATCGAGAGACGGCTGCTTTCCTTCAATTAAGGCTGATTCTGCGTCTACGGGGATAAGAAGGAGGGAGTCTTCGTTTGCTGTCTGTGGTTTATAGATTTTGACATATGCTTTTTCCGAAATCTTCAGCTTAGACAGATTGGCTGCACCGGACAAAGAAAGAATCATCGTGCCATCATCAAACTTAACGATCTTTAAAACAGACCGAGTTTCTTCTCTTACGGTATACGAACCAATCTTAATTTTTGTTCCAACTTTTACTTCATTTGCTCGATTAGTGGAAATCTTTACAGAAGCGAGCGTACCTGGCCCCAAAAGATATTCTTTTGTTCCCGTTTTGTCGACATATGGTGGTTGAAGGTTATTGAGCGTTGCAATCTCAAACCAAAAATCTTTTGACCCCATAAACTGCTCAGCCATATACTCTAAGGATTCCACAAAAGGGAGCGAGACGGCTGTCGTATACGACTGATTAAAGACAACTTGAGAGTCAGCGTCTGTGTTTTTATTAGCAACGGCCAAAAGGTTAGGTTGCTTAACGGTTTGCTGCTGAAGATAATAAATAATCCCATCAATTTCGTCGGCTAAATCAAAAATATCGCCAATCTGCTCCAACTCTTGAGGAGAGTATCCCCTTTGAGCCGATGTAATAGGAAAGCCTTGTACAGCGGCTCCATCATTGTCACCAAGACCAACGATTTGTGCGGCTGTTGCGGCACTGCTGCGTAAAAAATATGCCATATTTTTAAAGTCTGAAACAGAAAGATTAGCTAGTCGTTTTTGCTCCTCTTTAAGCACTAAGGACTCAGAGGGAGTAAGAGAAATGTCAGATAAGGAAATATAAGATAATATAGGCTTATATTTAATAAATTTGTTTAAATTAATAAACGGGTTGGTGCTAGTTGTAGGAAATAATTTTTGCGTAACAATTTCGTTATTTAAATCCTTAAGAAGATTAATAAAAAAATCAGACTTAGGAAGACTTTTATTAAATTCTGGTTTTAGTTTATTTTCCCAGTTTTGAACAAACCAATCCCACCTATTAATTGCGATAGTCTGAACATTGGCTAAAGCAAACGGAGCATTTTTGGATACTTGAGCATATCCAAGATAGTCGGTCATTACTTGATCCAAATACGTGTAAAACATTGAAAACCTTAAATAATTGGTGGTTTAGATGAAATTAGTCCGACGTAGCCGCCAACGCTTTGAGCGCCTTCGAGTTTTCTTTGAAGAGCTTTCGCTCTTTGCAGCGAGCCGCTTAAGGTAAACGAACTAACGCTTCCAAGGTCACCATCTGCTCCAAATCTATCTACAGCGACTCTGGCCGTTCCGCCAACTTGGTTAAGGTCAAAACCTTGCAGCACAATGTTGTATTTGTACAAATAAGGCTGATTTGCGTTTTTCTGAAATGCAAAATTCTTTATGATGACTTGCCATTGCATATTATCTTTTTGTGATTCAAAATAAAGACTTACGTTTTCTGTATCATTTTCTTTAAGATGCGAATATGCGTTCAAAAAAGAATGAAGAAGATGAATCTCAACATAGCCATTAGTTGCGTTTGGCTTAAGAGTTTGAAAGCGAGAAAAGTCAAGTCCGACAGCGCTGGCGAGTCTTGAGCCTGTACTCTCTTCCGGAATAGCATTTCGGACGGCAGACGTGTTGTATCTTTGGGCTGTTGAGGCCAATCCTTCCAACAAACCAAAAGCAGCACCCTCAGCTCCTTGTCCCCAAGCACCCTTAACGGCATCTACTGCATTGACGGCTTTGTTAAAAGTATTTGCAAGTAGGCCACCCTTTAAGACTGTTCTAAAGTTGCTTTCACCGGACGCAGGTTTATCCAAAATATCTTTATCTTCGGTGTAAGGACGACTAATTCCAATTCCGGTTGTTCCTGACAAAGCAATTTGCCAAAAGACTGTTTTAGATGTTTCTTCAACAACTCCGCCAAGAGTGGGGATAAGCTGAGAAGCCGACACCATTTGATAGCTTAAAGCTTCTGGCGGAATAGGAAGCGAATAATAAGTGGGCTTACCTTTAATAATCATTTTGAATCTATAAGGATAGGTTTTATACCAATCTTCAGCTGTAACAGTATAAAAGCCACTTTTGTCTGGATAGGCAGATTTAAGTAACTTGCCAACTGAATTGGGGTCGTCTTTTGGCTTAGCGCCTAGTTTGCTTTTTAGCTTATCAACGCCTTGTTTTATTAATGACTTTAAGTTCATCTTTACTCCCCATATCTATTTTAAGAGACATGGTTCATTCTACCTTGCCTTTAATTTTGGCAAGGCTTGTCTTTGTTTCTACGATTGCTGAGATGAGATTAGGGTCCATGGCTCCTGGGCCTACCGCGGTCTGTACTAGCTGAGGTGCAGCTTTCTGAAGTGCCTCTAACAATTTATCAATTAAATCAAGTAATTCCGTCGAAGACGTACCCAAAGCCACCTTGGGAGCCTTGACAATAACCTGTTTAGAAGCTTCGACTTTGATGGTGCCCTTTTGGTCTATAGAGACTTTTTCTTTGTCTGAGGTCAGTTCAATTTTTTTATTAGTTGAGTCAACTTTAATAGACTGTTTATTGGCGTCAACAAACACAAAACTAGAGTCGTCTTTAAATATTAGAGTTGAGACTTTTTTCTCATCAATTTTAGGCACATCTTTTGGGCTACTTGTAATTTTGGGAGCACCTGTATGAGTAATCGTGAGCTGACCCTTGGTGTCAATATCAAAAATCATACCAAGATACTGAAACCTCATCTGAGGCTTCTTCTCTTCTGGTTCCGGAAGCTCAATAAGGTCTATAACTCTGTTGTATCCACCAATAATTACACCACGTCGCATATCATTATTAATGAAGGCGACAATAACTCTCTCGCCAACGCCGAAGGGTGTTTTGTCGTCTACGGCATAAGATTTACCATCTACGACGGTTGGTCTTCTGTATACCTTAAGACCGTCTGCAATGCCACCAATAGCTGTTGACGATATAACACTTGAGACAAAAGTGCTTGCACCATTTGTTATCTCAATTCTAACAAGATACTTTAATATAGTATCTGTATCGGAAGTCGGCTCCTGAACAGCGACTATCTCACCTACAGAAATAGATGGAGTGTAAGGTATATTACTCATGAAAACGGCACTTTCGGTATTTTAGGTACTTTTAATTTTGACATTAAATTGTCTAACTCTGGAACCTTTCCTTTAAATTCAGGAAACTTAAATGTTTCTTTAATATCCTGATCAGCAAGTTCTGGGTCAAACAAGTCTGTAAAACCTGCCGGGCCAATTAGAGTCAGTTCTCCATCGTCTTTTACCTTGCACAAGTAAGACAACTGAACACTTGTTGATGTTGAGGCCGTTCCGTCCATAGCAATACTAAAACTCCAGCGAACTGACTCCACATGGCCGCACAAAACATTCTCGCCCATCGGAAAAGACATATTACAACCAACCATAATTGGCAAGTCATTATCTTTCATGGCTAACTGAGCATTACCAAATCGGTAACTCAATGCGTGCCAGTAATACATTAGTTTTTTGGTATCCTCAAACCAAGGAGTGTAAACAACGTCCTGTCCCGCTTCTTTTATTTTTGAAATTGGAGCACTATAGACAGTATTCCAATAGTGTTCAATAGTTCCAAATCTATCAATAGCGCCTTCGTCTACAATACGATGAGCTGCATTTGTATAAGCAATTACGGGGTCATCCGGTCTAGATGCCCCCACATTACCAGACTGAATGTCGGGCATAATAAAGTTAGGACTTGTAAAAAACGTATTAGTTGTCGATACAGCCTGAATATGTGCATCATCTACAAAGATTCTGGGCAAATCGTCAAAAGCTGTCCATTTTGTGTGCTTAATTTGATTGTCTGGGTCTGTTAAAAAAGCTTTAAGGGCAAAAGGTTTGTCTCTTAAAACAATCATGGGTAAAGACGTTGTCTCTCCTGATTCGGTTTTAAAATACCAAATATCAGTAAACGCTTCATTAAAAGTCGTATCTATGTGCTCTTGGATAAGACTCCAGGCCGATGAGCCATTTCCCAGGGTAGAAAAAAAGTTTGTATTTACTGGCCTATCTTGATAATTAGAAAACATTGACTTAAGCTGGTCATAACTTTTAAAATACCCCTTAAATGACTTGGGGTCACGTTTTTCTTCGCTATATCCCCCTAGCGTTCCCTTTTTTGAGGCTTCAAAAGTTGTGTTTGCGTACATAACGCCTAAAAGCGTGTTTGTAAAACCTGTAGAAAAAGCATTATTTGTCTGAGTTGATTTAGGTAGTTTTAGATAATCTAAAAGCTCTCTAGGGACACAGGGCATTCTAGATGTTAATTTAGATACACTGATGAGCTTTGAAAATTCTCCTAGCTCTGCTCCAAGATTGGCACCTGTTTGTGGGTCTGTATTTAGGCCGCCAATAATGGCCAAAACCATACCCGCTCCCATGAAGGGGTCAACTAGTTTACCAGCCAACTCTCCTACATTAATCTGAGGGGATTTTAATGCAGCGGAGATTACGTCAGTACGACCTATCACTTCCTTCGTCTGATTGAAAAAGCTAGAAAAAGAATAAGCATCAATTCTAACAGGGATGTTGAGCAAGCTTGACCACTCTCTAATATGAATGGTTGCCTGTTTGGTCAAAAGTCCAGAACTTTGAACCGCATAGGTATTTTCAATGGTTGTAATTTGTCCAACAAAACGAATAATACCTTCCTTAAGAGGCGACACTCCCGGAAAACTAGAATCTTCTTTTTCTGTAAATTTTCCAACTTTTGATTTAATGATTACCCAATTACCAATTGAGTAAGCGGCGTTTAGGTCACCGACCACCTGAATACTAGCAGTATTTTGTATAGAAGCTTTAGAGCGAGAAATACCAACTGACACAACTCCTCTGTTACCGCTATAAACTTTTACATTTGGGTTTGTTGTTGGCTCAGGAACGTCATCAACATAATCAAATAAGATTATGTCCCATCTTGTTGAGTTTGTTACATATTTTACTTTCATAAAAACCTCTATTTAATAATCACTTTATTTTAATGATTTCAAAAAGTCTACCCTATCTTTAGCAAAATCTGAATTAGGAAGTGGGTTTGCGCCAACTCCTGCTTTAGTGTTTAAGCCTCCGCCCGACGCTTTGCCTTTCATGGCGTCTGCAAGTTGTTCTAAAGCCTTATCACCAAAACTCTGAATGACTGTATTCTGAGCACGAACTCCTTCGGTATCGGAGAGAAGAGACATTGCTGTTGTTAACTTTGAGAAAGTCATCTGCTCTCCGGGCTTAACTCCAGCAGCACCCTTGAGTTGTTGAATTAACTCTTGGTCAGTTCCTTTAAGACCCATTCCCTTAGCCGTTTCAATTAGCTCTTTATCTGTTACGTCTCTATTTATTCCGCTAGAGGCATCAATAGCTGCCTTATTAAGCATTCTTTTGTAGTTAACAGTAGTAAAGTCTGCTGCAGCTACAGCAGCGCCCTTGCCCTTTTCTTGAGCGAGTATATTTTTGCCTTTTTTAAAATCGCCGGGGTCTACGCCTGACAACAAAAGAGCCGCTGCAGAACCTTCAGCCTCTAATCCCGCCATTCCAGTGGATACATCTTTGAAGTGTGCCATCAGGTTTTTAAGACCTTCGGCATCTCCCTTCTTAAGAAGTGCTTTGGCCTCCGCTTGTATTGATGAAAAGTCTCGTCCTGTTCTTCTTTTAAAATCTGCAGCAAATGGAGATACTTGAGCCGCAGACTGAGCTTGTAATTGTCTACGAACATTTGCCATGGCTGCTTCTGGTGTAGCTCCTGAAGAAATCTGAGCACCGACCATTTCACGCGCAAGACCTGTTAATTTTTTGTAGTCGCCGCCTGCAGATAATTGTTGCAATGCTTCCTGAACCTGAACGACATTAGAACGACTAACTAGGCCAAGACCTGTCCCCATGGTCAAGCCAGCGCCTGCTCCAGAAAGAACTTTTAATGTTCCCATGAGGCCAGTTGTGGCTCCGGTAACTCCGGCAAGTCCTGCCAAACCAGACTTAGCCTCTTCCATGTACATCATGGCTGAGCCGCTTGTTCCTCTCATCGCTCCTGTCAATTGAGACAAGAATCCTGCAGCTCCTGTGGCTGACTGAATCTTTAAAGCTTGGGACATTTCCATAGCTGCTTGGGAGAATCTTTGAATAGCTGGAGCACCCTTAAGTCCAGACTCAAAAGCCTTAGCAAAGATATTCTCTAGCTGTTTGGTGTCACCTTGTTTACCTGATACTGCTGAAATGCCTAATACGGTTGATGCCATTTGTTCTACGGAACCGACGCCTGCACGACTTAACCCAAGGAGCCTATCCGCTCCGCGAGTCGTACCCATCATACCTGCATAGGTATTATAGATTTGCCCAACTTCTGGAACTGAATAACCTAGCCTTGCGTATCTATCGGCAATCGCTTCGGCTCTGGCTTGTGGCATTCCTCTAAACATTTCAAAACCAGAAACTGCTGCGCCGCCTGCCATAACAGTAGCAGCAGTCCTCATTCTCATTGCAGCTATGTTTTCGTCAAGCCCCATTGACAATCTTTTGGCTTGAATTGTTGACAACTCTTCTTGTCTATACTCTTCTTTTAATTTTTCGACTTCGGCCATTCTGGCAATTTGTTGACCGCGAATTGCCATTTCAGGAGCGCCGGCAAAGGAAGTTCCGCCCCCCTCTAGTCCTGTTCTTGTCGTAGCTGCTCTTTGTTCAGAAGTCTTATAAAGTTGATAACCTTGATAAAGAGCATACGCACCGGACGCTAGTCCGAGTGTCGTTCCACCAATTCCACCAATAAAGTTACCAACACCGGGTGCAATAGTGCCAAGTACGGTTCCCGCTCCAGCCTTGGCTGCCATTTTTGCCAACTGAGTTTGAATAAGCTGCTGACCGCCCTTGGTTGCCAAAAAGGTACCCAATCCGGCAGCGCCTGCAGCTCCCGCTACTCCTCCGGCTCCCTTATAAAACTCTTCATCAAGTCGCGCTTTTTCTGCTTGTCGGTCTAAGTTGGCATAATAAGAGGCTTCGTTTTGTAATCTATTTCTATTTCCAACTCCTAAAAATTTAAATGTATTTTTACCAGGGGTTAAAAGATTTCCATAAGCACGTAAAAACTGCTCTCCCGTGGTTGGAGCCACTTGCGCCATATATTCTTGATATCTGGCTTGATTTACAGAAACAATGTCTCTGGCCAATCCTGACCTAACCGAAACATCTTGCTCCATTCCCAAGGCTCTAAAGCCTTGATATTCCCCATACCCCTTCAATCCAATTGAAGCGATTTTTGCTAAACCGCCGCCAATAGCTAAAGCTTTTTCGCCGCCCGTTAAATTTCCAAACAAATCACGCAAAGTGGGAGGTGGCTTAGGAGGCTCCCCACCGTCTCCGCCGCCTTGTTTGATAAAGTCATCTACAGTTTCAGAAAACTGCTCAACTTTTTGATTTACTTTATTAAAATTTTTTGCTGCTTGGTCTAATTCTTTGGCAAATTTAGCTAGGTCTTTGGCTCCCGCTTCAGAAGCCTGTCCATATTCTTCCGTTGCTTTTTTAAGGGCATCAGAGGCGGCCGCTCTTTCTTGTTCAAATTTTTTAGATACGTCTAATAGAATCTTGGCAGTTGTGTTTGCACTACCAGACAGAATCTTAACAGCCTCTTCACGCTCTCTCTTGGCTGCCAAGTCATTTTGAAAGCCCGCTTGTCCTGCAAACGCAGCGGCAATTCCCACCCCCCCACGAGATAATTGCCACTGAGCACTAGGGAGTGGCGAACCTAATGAGGTGCCTGTTGGGTTAATATTAGACGGCGGAATTGGAGTGCCAGTTCCAATAGAGTAGACATTGGAGGTAGGGCCGCCACGAACAGCAACCATATCTTGAACTTGAAGAGAAAGTCCAGCTTTGGTGGGAGAATAAGAGTTAGCCGCCTGTCTTTGGTGAGCGGCCATCTGTGCTTGCAGTTGTACGGTTTGACGTAGCGCGTCATTCATCTTCTGAATTTCTTCGCGCATCTGCCTAATGGGGGCTAGTAATTCTGATAAGTCTACGTTTATGCGACTCAAGCTGATTCTCCTCAGCTTTTATTTTAAGGCTTACTCGTCTTTTTCTTCTTTAGTGGCAGGGCGTTGAGCCTCGGCCAACTGACGGTTTAGTTCCAAAATGGGTGTATAGTCAAGAAGGTGATAGCCACCTAGTTCTTCATTTTTAGGTTTCCACCAATCAGGAGCCTTAACGACGTGAGCATTGAGGACTGCAAGCATCTGAATAAACTCAGCTTGTGGGTCAATGTCTTTTAATTCTGGCAAGATACCTTCAATAACGCGGCGGATTGCCTCGTCACTTGCCACCAAAGCTACCTTATCCTTGTTATCAAGACCGTTAGCTACTTCATCATGGATGTTCTGTAGGGCATCCTTGATGCCCGCCAAGAGGCTGGGCACGCTGTAGGATGGCGGGCGGCGCAAGCCAGTTGAGAGCCTATTGGCTACGCGGGACGACTCAGTCATGTCTCTGTGAGAAAGGAATTTCTTGAGTTCAAATACACCTTGGTACTTCTCGCCCGTCGTTGTACCAACAACATCCAACTCAACAAAAATTACAGGATTAAGTGGACTGCTCATCTGCGCCTTCCTTTCTTGCTGCAAAATCTCTCTTTGCTTGTTCCAAAAACTCGTCGTCCGTCTGCATGTCTAAGTCCTCCCAATACTCGTCTTTGTTTGCCTCTTCTCTTACAAAATCGGCAGCCTCTTCTTTGGCGAGTTCTGGGTCTGACTTAACAGTGGCTTCTTTATGAAGATAGACTTCAAACATAAGTTCGTCAAGAGTTCTTTCTTCAAAGTAAGGCGAGAATATTGGTATGCTGTATTTTTGACACAAAACAAACTGAAAGACGAGCCTCAAGTCGTTCTCGTCATCAATCTTGCCGTCAATAATTTGTTTGGCTTTTTTCTTGGCGGCCTCTATACGTTCGGCCAAGTACGGTTCCATAATGCACCTGCAAAATTAAAAATCACTTTTTATAGGGAACAAAACTCTGAGTCACGTTATGAGCATATGCCGTTCCAACAAAATCAATACTTCTGTTTGACAAAGCCCCAATTGTTACACTGCCTGAGATGCGAGTAAACATCCCACGTGCATAAAACATTTTCTGACCTAACTTATCAAACACTTCAAGCTCGATCAATGGCTGATGAATAATTGCAGCCATGTTTGACCATAGTCCTTGAGATTCCGGAGAGTCTGCGGGATCTACAAGTTGTCTAAGGGACGCTCTAATAGATACCTGTCCTACAGAAATATCCCATGGAACATGGGTATCAATTGTTCTTGTTTCTTCAGGGGTAATCTCAACCGTATAGTTAAAATCTTGACAGACAGCCAATAATTCTCCCGAGACGGTCACATATGCTCTGGCACCTGAGAAGTATTTTGGAAAAACAACGTCGACGTTTTTACCCTGACTGGCAGCGTCATTTTCAGCCAAGATTCTATCGTCTAGTGTTTTATTTATTACACTTCTGAATGAAGCCATTATTTTTTAACTCTTCTTTTTGTTTTACGTGCAGTACGTTTCTTAACTGTAACAGTCACCGCGCCTTCTTCGGCAACGCTTTCAACGAGGCCGCGCTTAATTGCATAAACAGCGATTGGCTCTTGAGCTTTCATGCTCATTTTTGCAATCTCTTCTGGAGATTGCATGTAAAAACAAACTTTGCCATAGTCACCAACAAGCCAACTAACTGCGCGCACATGCAATTCAGAGCCATCAACTAGATGGACGACAAATGTTTTTAGAGTCGTATCTGATGAAGAGTATTTATTGCTAGTGTTTCTAGGCAGTTGTACTAACTTCATGATATGACTCCAAAAAAAGAATACCCTTAGAGGCTGTCTAAGGGTATTTTAGCGTATTGGGCACTAAAGAGTCAAGCCGAATTAGACCGCCGAACCAAAACCTGATAAGTCAGCTTCGTCTCTTGCTCCCTCGTTTCTGTCTTCAGATACCAACAAAGTGCCTGTAAAGCTGAACGACTCAGTCAAGAGCTGACCAGCAGAAATACTAGATGAACGAGAGTTGAGTCTGCAATTTTGCACAGTAAAGTGTTTTACTAGGACTCCCTTATTGTTCAAACTAGGTTCTTTTCCTGCCTCTACCGTATCAGTTGTTGGGTACATTTGCCATACTTCGATATCAAATGTCGATGAGGCCAAGACAGAAGCAGGGTCTAGGTGTTTTTTGAGATTCTCTGTAGCAGCAATCAAAGAATTTGATGAGGCCGAATCGCTGTCTGTTACAGAATTTTTGATTCCCGTCAAGGCTGGTTCGGGGGCAGCGGAAAGAGCGGGGTTTGATTTTTGTTTTCCTGCTGCAGATGCAGCGGCAACTGTTTTTGTACGAGAATCACTATCTAAAAGACGAACAATCTGCATACTGCCAGATACACCGTTATACATAGTTGCTTGGATAGCTACAGAAGCAAAACTTCCGAGCGTATTAACAATCTGTACGTTACGGCTGACTCGGAGGTCTAGGCCAACAGCGTATGCAACCTTAACTCCGTCAATCTTCAGGAGGAGGCGTGGGCCAGACATGAAAAATGGAGTTTGAGCTGCCATCGTTAATTACCTTTATGCCTTAGTGATTCGTTCATCGTTATCTTCAATCATACGGCAAAGAAGAGACACGTCTTCCGATACCAAAGAACCTACAGAAAAACGAATTGAAAGGTCTGTGATTAAGCAGTCTCTCATTACGTAAGTGGGAACGGCCGAAAGAGCATTCTTCTCTCCAACACGAGTAAAGACTTCTACATCAAAGGTGGACTCAAGAAGCATCTTAACAGGAGAAAAGCTATTGAGCATCATCATGGAGTTACCATCGGATGCCCTGTCTTTTGTCTGCCCTGCGGTTGCTTTGATTGCGTCTACTTTTCCTTTCATGTTGGGAATATCCTTAGACCCTCCAAGAGCCGACTTTGTATAACGCAAGATTCTCATTGATGCCTGAGCGGAATAAATTAATGGCTCGTTGGTGTGAGGGCTGTATGAACCAATCGCCATAGTCAATTGAGAAGCCATATTGTCTGAAAAGCTAAGAGCCTCGCAGAAAGCAAACGGCTTACCGTCTACCTTGATGACGAGTCTGGCTCCGTCGAGAAATGATGGTAATTTGTTTGCCATTTATGACTCCATTATTAATACATAAAGAGATTTTACTCTCTATGTATTAAAGATTTCTCGTTGCTGTTACATCAAGTGAAATAAATTCGAGAGCTTCAGCAGGGCGTATTTGAACTTGAACTGCGTAGCCGTTTCCAAGGTTTGTAACTAGAGGTGAGCGGTTGAAAGCAACAATTGCTCCGCTAGTAACAAATGAACCAAGGACGTTGACAACAGTCGAAGCAACTTCAGCCGTAGTAACGTCTGTTGTACGCTCGCCAATGTAGTTCTCAAGAACGCTTCTGAGAGTCTGAATCATTTCAATAAAGATAAACGATACGTTGTTGCGCTCATACACCCAAGCTTTCGGGTCATTAACGCGGCTGCGAGTTGAGAGGTCTGGAGATACCAAACGGAGTCCTGCGCCCTCAACAACGCCCATTGTCAACAGACCAGCTTCGATAGCTTCGTCGAGCATAGCTTTACTTGCTGGATCGAAGTCACGCATAAGTGTGTCTGAGTAAATTGAAGATTCAGGAATATGCTTAACGTCTAGAACGTTAAACGATTTACGAAGCATAGGTGTTCCAAGAGTTGCTTGCGAACGACCTGCGGCCATGCAGCACTGGAACATCCATGGGAGGAACCATTGAGCATTACCATCTGCACCTGTGGCGCGAGCCAACTGGAACGCCATAGAAACATTTTCATAATTCATTGCCTGAGCTTTGGCCTTAGAATCCTCGAATGAACCGAAGAAAGAAGCTAGACCAAACCGTTCACGACGGATAGCACTTGACCATCCAGTAGCAACATGTGCTCTGAGGGCTGCATGAACTGAGTCGATAGAGTAGGTTGACTCTGGCTCAGTTAGGCCGTCAGCAACGTCAAGGTATGCGTCGCGTGAAAACAATGGGAGAACTTGAACAGTTGGGATTTTGAGGCCAACATCAAGAGCAGCTTGAATGTCTGCATTTGAAGTAGCGCCCTTAGCTCCACCTGACAAGAATGTCTGTGAGGCTTCGCCTGCTGGCAAACCAGCTTTAGTTGAACGAGCACCAGCAACAAAGTCAAGCACAGATACGGTATCAGCAAAGAAAGAGCTCCAAGCCGAATAATCATTCTTAAGGCGACCTGAGAATGCGTGCTCAGAAGTAAGAGACATACAGCCAATCTCATCAACCATATCCAATACGGATGGAGAAGCTGAGTTCATACCAGCATCCACAACGCGAGCTGCCCATCCTGACTGCGCACTAATTTTTTCAGCTAGAGCAGCGAGCGTTGGATACTTGAGAGTTGGCAAAACAACCTCGTCGGTACCCGCAACAAGCTTCATGCGACGGCTTGTATCAATCGACACTTTAGCAACTGCCGCCGAACCTGAGTAGGAAACTTCAAGAACAACTTTTCCGCCAACTTTGTCTGAAGGGAATCTTTCACCACTGACGGTATTGAGACTATTCATTGACACTTGGGCTTCTTTTGAAGAAACAGCTTTCTTCGCCATGACTGAAGAGCTGACAAGCGCAGGCATGACTTGTACGGTGTCTTCTTTTCCAGCAAGAGCCGTTGAAGATACTGTAGCCGCAACGCCGCCGTCAAGGCGCTTAAGTACAACCGAAGAGGGAGAAGCTGACATTACGGCGTGAAGACCAATATTTTGCCTACTTCCTCCAGCAATTAAAGAAGATGGAGAAATATAAGCAACATCGCCTAACTTTGGAGCAGAAACCCACACGGCACCGGCACCAAGAGAAACGGTAAGTTGATCGGCAGAAGCAACCGCTGATATGGTTCCAAAAGAAGCATTAGCTGCGTTAAGAAGGTTTGAGCGAGCTGACATACGAGCAGCAGCGGCAACCCCCAAGAGAGAAGCGGAAGCGGCAGCCAACTCAAGAGAGGCTCCTGCACCTTCTTTAGCTGCCTCAGTTACTTGAACTGAAACCGAATCAACAAAAATAACATCACCAGTGGCGTATGTAAATGGAGCTGTCCCTGCTGTGACGGGAGTAGAAACAGCTTCTGGACTGCCCCAAGCAACCGGATTGGCACCTGAGCTATCCATCTGGCGAACTTTTTCAAGAGTTACTGTGGTTGAAGTTGCGGCCTTTACAACGTAAGAGCCGATGTTTCTTTCAGAGGTTCCGACCAACTGTGAGGAGTGTGGAATAATTGCAACTTCTCCGACTTTTGGCACAAGAGACCAAGGCAAAGAGCTAGAAATAATAACGTCCATTCCGGAGACAGAAAGAGTAAGATCTGTTGCGGTAGGCACTACATTTAAAAGCACTCCGCCCGCAACGGTTGCTTTAGCTCCTAACAGAGCTGCAAGATTACTTGCAAAGCTTTCAACTCCCGCAAAAGACATCGCTGCTGTACCGACAGATTGGTCACCGGAAACAGCTGCTTCCATATTTACAGAAAGAGGAAGAACTTGAAAAGAAATGGCCGGCAAAACTTCTGCAGAAGCAACAATTTGCGATTTAACAAAATTTCCGGATTCGCCAAATTTAGTTGCAACAACTTTACCATAAGCGGAGGGAGAGGTAATTACTTTTTCTGCACGGGTAGCCTGATTGGTTTGCTGTACATATACACGACCAACGGAGCCAGTAAACACAGCGGATGGTTGCACAGTGAACAACTGACGCGCCGCATCGACAACCGGCCCTGAAGTGAAAAAAGCTTGCATGGTTGGGTAATCACTAAAAAAAGCAGAGGTTGGATCGAGCATGTTGCCTGGAACGCCTTCAGAAGCTTCGCCAATAAGAAGAACGTTGCGGGCAGACGCGACTACGTTAAGTAGCGAATCCTGCACCTTAAATACTGAATAAACACCGGGGGTAACAACTCTCGACCCGCCTACTGAAAACGCTATTGTCATCTTATGGCTCCTAATTTTGTGGCCAAACGCTACATACAGATTTTATCAGATTTTTTGCAAAAACCTGAATGTTCTTGAATCTTAACAATTTTATTAAAGTTGTGCTAGTTAAATCAAGCTAGAATGGAATTAATTTCATCTTTATCTATAATTATGTTTACAAGTGTCCATTTTTCAAGGGTTTTTTGACTAAAGTGGATAGAACGCAATGTTTTTTTTCCAGTCAAAACAAATAGATACTCTTCTTCAGACCTAATCCTAATGCGTCCACTATATGTAGTCTCCGCTAAACCTTCGTAATATAGGTTTGTTGGGGCGGCGTTTTCCACTAAGGAATCGTAGGCAACGATGTATTGGGTCGGTGCTGACCTATGAGACAGCTTTTCCTCAAAGACATACAGGACGAGCTTCTTCCATGAAGCAGGAACGGCGTTCTTCTCTCTTGCCTCCGGGGAGACAATATAAAGAGGTAGCCCTGAGTCTTTGGGGATTTTCTTTGTCTTCATGTGCCGGTGCTTCCCATGCCGCCAATACGCTTAACTGTCTTAACTTCAAGGAATGGGTCTTTGAGGACTAGTTCCCATTTGGCCTGACAGATTCTGTCTCCAATCTTAACAAAATGTGTTTCATTTGAAAAATTCCTAAGAATGACTTTAATTTCATTCTCTGGATTATTTTCAACAAGGTAGTCTCTATCAATCTCGCCTGCCCCTAGTCCAATCCCTCTGGCCGCCAAGCCAGAACGCTCTCTAAGAACTAGAGCTAGGTTCATGACTGCGGGGTTAAGATTAATGAAATGAGCGGCGTCTTCCATGGTCAGATAGAGGCCAGTCTTAATGATTGCATAAGAGTTGGGCCGAATAACTGCATTATCATCTGCCAAAATATCAAAACAACTTGACTGCTCTGTCTGATAGGCAGGCAAAGGATTTGCATAAAATCCTCTGTACACAAGTCTAGGCATTTGAATATGAGTTGCCATGAAGTATTCCTCTTCAGACAACTTAGTTGGATCTACCTGCAGTGATTTTAAGTGGTTAAGCGCTTCTTCTGAAACTTTCATAAAAACCTCAATTTAATGTGACATTAGTTTCACGATTTGCATACTCTTCCATAGCATCTTCTTCATATTCATCTTCGAGAAGACTTTTGGAAGCATCAGTGTAGCCTAAATTACGAGACATGGTTAATGCATTAACAAGCGCCTCGAAAGATATTGTAACAATTGTCTTATCTTCGGCGTCGCCCTCTGAATAAAGCATTGCACAAATAAGGGCAAGGCAATCATGACTACATGTGTAATCTTGACGAAAAACACCGTCCACATCGACCACGTCTACTTTGAAAATATTATCAGCGTCGCCCGTATCATACACTTGAACTGAACGTAGACTTTTAATATTTTCAAGATAAAGAACAGTTCCGTTTGGGCTTCTTAAATCAATATTCTTCTGGAATTTGGATAGTAACTTCTTCTGATCCATAATTTTCCCCCTCTTCTGTTTCTTCGGCCTCGTCCTCTACACGAGGGTTTAGCCGTTCTGTCACAGCCTTGTCAATAGCAAATAACTGAGCTACGTAGTTTCTACTGTAGAACTTGTAGCCTTTTATCTTTACGTCATTTTCGTCGAGATAGTTGAATATTTCACAAATATCCTTTGAATTTGCTATGTTAGACGCTTTGAGCAACCTTCCTGTGCCAGAGTGATAGGCATTAATGGCTAGAGTCCAGTCGCCTAGCATTTCATAGTTAAACTTAAGGAGCTTGATGGCTACGTCGGTGGCTACCCTATTGTCTCTGAGCCTGACTCTCTTCTTAACTCCAAATAGCCTCCCTGTTGCCGGCATGATTTGCCACATGCCTACCGCCCCGACTGGACTCGTGGCTTTATGTGAGTACGAAGACTCTACGAATGGCAAGAAGGCTATTTGATGGGGCATCCCCTGTTGTTCTAGTCTTTCGGCAATCTTGGGGTAATGTTCGTGCATTCTCTCGAAGCCCTTCTCGAAAAACCCCCTTGCTCCTGTCTTGACGGCGATGTTCTTTTTTTCTTTAGGTATTAGTTTTGCATATTTGTTAAATAACTGCTTCTTATATCTTTTGACCGCCTTCTTGCTTCCCTTTGGTCTAGGGTAGACGTTGTAGACTTCCATCGTCTTTTGGTTATAGACGATAATATCGTGGCGCGTGTACTTAGTATAAACGTCATACCAAAAGTCAATATTTGACTGCAGACATTCTGGCGGAGTCAGCTCTACTCGCTCTTGTGCAAAAGCACTCAGAGATAGAACTGATGCTGCCAAAGCAATATACTTTAGCATTATTTAGATTTCCGTTCTGAAAGTGGAGTACGCTTGGATGGCTCTGCGGTCATTGTGCCTTTAGAGCACTTGCCTGTCGAGACAGATTGCTCTTGTTTGGGATTAGAGCGAGTCGGAGCCGCCACACAATATTGTGTGTTCTTGTTGTCTACTTCGGGCGTCTTGTGTGAAATTCCAACAAAAAGAGCCAAAAGTCCTGCTGCAAAAAGCCCTTCAATCATAATACAATTACCTCCTAAATAAACTTATAGTTGATTTGATTGAATAAGTCAATTGTTTTTAATGCTTATTCGTCTAACTCGTTGATTTCATTTAGTCTTTGTTTAATCTTACTAGAAACATGAGTATTAGGCAGCTTTTCGCCGTTTAGTAGCTTTCTAAGGCAATAGTTGAAGTGGATGTCTGAAAAGATATTAGACATGTTGTTGGACTGGTAATTGGGGTAGAAGTCTTCTGCAATGGCAGCTACCTGTTCTGTTGTGTAGCCAGAGAACACTCCGGCTGTCTCTTGAATAGTAGTTACAGGTTGGTTGCCAATAGTTTCTGTTATGTAAGTGAAACGCATAGTCATCTCCTTAAGCTGCAATCATTAAAACAATCAATGGAATGGCAATCCATAATGGGGCATAAACGGCTAGCGCTACTATAGCAGCTAACTGAATAATAACGTGAATAGCAATAGCTGTAGCAACTGTAATGTTGGGCTTCATGCCACTTCCTCCTCTGAATTAATGAGTTTCCTAAGATGGTCAAGGGCTGTTTGGACTGCTTTAATCTTTCCTTTAAGAGACTTAAGCTTGCTAATGCGCAGACGCTTGCCTGCGCAGTGTTCCCAAATAGGGTAGTCAATTCTCTTTCTGTTGGCAATCTGCTCTCTGTAAGGACGGAGCAGCTCAGCGTATTCGTTGATGAGAGCCTGAAGCTCTTTAGTCTGCAGGTGCTCTAGATGAGCTTTCTTCTCAGCCTTGCTGCGCTCTTCGGCAGCCTTGACCTGAGCCTGAATGCTTTCAAGCTCTGTGTAGCTTTGAATGCACTCAGAGCCAAGTTGAACAGTGTGGCCTGAGCAAGCTACCGTGTAGACGTTCTTGATGCGGGTGCCGCAAGCACATGATGATTCACCCTTAGAAATGTCCACAAGGGTGTAATCACCCACTGGATGCTCAAAAGCTGCTGCCAATCTTTGTGCCCAGTTGTTTCTCATGGTTCACCCCCATTATTATTCTTATCGGAGGTCTTTTAAAAACCTTTAGCGTTTTTTAAAGAATCTTCCCCGGAGCTGTTGTTGCTCCAGTCCCCGGTCCTACTGTTGTCTGGGCAGCGGGGCTACCTGCCGTTGGTATTCCAGGATTAACAACGATTGATATTCCCGGAGCCACTTCAGCGTCTTGCTGTAACGCACTAACTATGTCCGTTGCTATGTGAGATATAGCCTCGGCCATTTTTGTCCACATTTCTTGACCTTTAGGGTTATCTTTAGCTTCTTTAGCAAACTGGTCTTTAAGATTTTTTTCAATGGTTTCTTTGAGCTTACTCTTAAGCTTTTCGGCTACAAGTGGCATGTTTAGTATCCTTCACTGTCATCATGGTTATAAGACGTATAAGTATATGTATTTTTTGAAGTTTCTTTTTTTCTATTAGGGCAATCTTTGGGAAAATGAGTTTTAGCGCAGAGCTTGCACCCTAAGTTAAGCGGATTTTCCTTTTTTGATAACTTGGCATAATAATCAACCATCAGCCAAGTCGTGTCTTGGGGTTTTTCTTGTTCTTCCAAAAGTTTACGCAATTCTTCCTTTTCTTTGTCTGTCAGTCTACCCTTCATCTTTATCCCCATCTTTCCCCCTAAGACGTTTCATTATCATTTTGATGAATCTTTTTTTGTGTGCCTTTTGGGGTATTTTTTTTAACTTAAGAAGAGCTTTCTTGATTCTATCTTCTATAACCATAGACTCCTCCACCCGTTTATAGTAAAACATCAAAGTCACTGACGCAAGGAAAAATTAAAAGTGTTCACTCCTAAAGATGTCAAAAACTACCTAGATACCTATGTTATCGGCCAAGACAAAGCCAAAAAAGCTTTAGCCGTTGCTGCCTACAATCACTACAAAAGGGCTTATTATGGAGCAAAAATTAAAAAATCTAACATACTTATGATTGGGCCTAGCGGAAGTGGAAAAACCTACACCGTTCAAAAACTTGCAGAATTTTTAAGTGCAAAATTTATGACGGTTGACGCAACTCAGTTTACAAGTGCTGGCTATGTTGGCAAAGACGTTACGGAAATTATTAGCGAATTATGTGCAATGTGCGAATTTAATGATGATATTGCATCAAAAGCAATTGTTTATATTGATGAAATTGACAAAATTAAACGCAAATCTAGTAATGACGGCTCTCCTGATATTAATGGAATTGGCGTCCAACAAAGCTTATTAAAGTTATTAGAAGGAAGCGAAATAGGGTACGAAATCAACCACACTCCGAGAAAGCTGCACACAAAAGATATATTATTTATTTGCTCTGGGGCTTTTGTTGGATTGGAGGAACACAAAACGGATTCTTTAATCAAATACGGAATGATTCCTGAATTTCTAGGAAGATTTAGTATTGTAGCCTCTTTGGAAGCTTTAAAGGCTGAAGACTTAAAGTCAATTTTAACAAACTCCAAAGAAAGCGTATTAACATCATATGACGAATGGTTTAAAGGCGAAAATATAGAACTGATTGTCGAAGAAAGCGCAATAAACGAAATTATACAAAATGCTTTGACTAAGGGGCTCGGCGCACGGGGATTGCAAAATGTTCTTGACGATGTATTTCTAATAGCGCAATTTGATGCACCGAGCATGCATCCAAAACCGAAACAGCTTGTTTTAAATAGCTGGTGCGTTAAAACGGGGACTCCTGAATGGAGATTTTAATTTACCATTCAATTTTTTCTTTTGTCCAAAAAGATTTACCAAATACCCGTACAGCAAAATAATACACATACACTAAGGGTTTATTTATAATTCTTGACGCAACTGAATGCGTTTTTAGCTTTCTGAGCATCATTTCTAAAAATAAATCATCGGCATCTTTTCTGACAATTTGCTTAGGAGCATATTCTGAATATAAAAAATCATGCATGTTAGCAGCTTCTGTTACACTAAATTTATAAAATAAAGTGTCTCTGATGAATTTTCCTTTGCCTTGCGGACCAGCACCATTGATTACTTTTTTAGTAACATGTAGGGGGTATTTAATATAAAAGTCTGAGTATCTTTTAAACGCTAAATTTTTTTTATTCATGTCTATCTTCTCCTGCTTGTTTACATATATTACATCTCGGAATGCAACTTATCTTCATTTTCTTTTAAAACATTATTGATAAACTGCCCAATCTTTTCAAGACTTGTAATTCTGAGCATAAACGGACCGACACAAGCCATTACGGAATAGGATTTTTTTTGAAATTTAACTTTCCAGCGCTTTAAGTCTATACTAAAATTCACAACATACCCAAGGGCTCCTGCCGCAACGTCGACCCTAATGTCGTCTTTGGTTAATTCAAAATTTATTTTAATTCCATTTTTTAGCATGGTCTTGTTCTCTTTAAAACGTGGGTCATAAAAAAGCCACCCCTAAGGGTGGCCTTTTCTTGAATCTAATCAGTAGATTAGATACGGCGGCGTTGCTTGACGTTGTCAAGAAGAGCGAACGAACGTGGCTTATGAAGAACAACAGCCAAGTACGAGCTGAATACGCTCTCAAGAGCCAAACCTTGACGACCAAGGTCAGACTTATTGAGGAGGTTTCCAAGAACAGCCAACTTAACGCGGTCTTCGCTTGAAGGCATGAAGAGTACGCTTTCATAGCCAGGCATTACTGCGCCGACATACTTGAATGCAGTTGCGCCAGAAGCAGCCTTAACTACTTTACCAACGAATCCTTCTGAACCAGCCTTACCAGCAGCTTCGCGAGGAGTCATGAAGACCATGAATGCTTCAGCGTCAGCCTGAGCAGCGATAGAGAGGTCAACGCCCTGACCATCAACAGTTACAGTCAATTCAGCGGACATAGCTGGTGAGCTGATGCCGAAGATTGAAGTAGCCTGAACCAAGAACTTGACTTTGTCGCCAACTTTGAGTTCTGAGCCAACTGAACCAACAGTCAAAGCTGCAGAAGCAATAACTGGAGTTGAAGGAGGTACGCCGTTAGTTCCGCTAACTGGAAGAGCCTTCTGACGAACAGAGTGCTTGTAGATAGCAGGAATGAACTTAACTAGACCGCTAACAGACATAATCGCGAATCCACCTTCTTCAGCGTTGCTGAGGTCAGGTCCACGGATTGCAAAGTTCTGAGCGATGTCACCACGTTGAAGACCGAAGAAAGTCTTACGGAACTCAGCGATTTGAGCTGGAGTAGCGTGAGCTTCTGATACTTCACCCGCGTTCGAGACAACTGCTGTAGTTGTATCGTCAAGAACTTCTTGGTCAAGTGCTTTGCCCTTAAGGTCTTGAACAACGGAGAAGCTGTTTCCGTAAGCAACGAAGTCTGGAGTAGAACCACGAGTAGCTCTTTCGCCTTCGCGGATGTTGTTCTGAATACCACGGAGCTGACGGATAGCTGGAATGCGGCGGTTACCAAGGAATTTCAAGGGAGTTTCAACGTCGATAGCGCCTGAAGCGTCAACGTAGTAGTCACCGCCGGCATAACCATCGCGCTCAAACTGTGTTGAAAGAGCCATAGCAGCGTTGCGCTCGTTTTCTTTTTCAATGTCGATACCGTCAAAGAATCCACCTGCTTCGTTAGTTAGACGAACCATGTCGCCAAGAGTCTTCTTGATACCATAGATTTTGAGTGGTTCAGCAACCTGCTCATACTGAGCTTGGTCTTCTTGTGGCATGAAGTTTTCAAAACCAGCAAGGTCGAGGCCCTGAGTAGCGATAGCAGTCTGTACTTTATAGAAGTAAACAGGCTGTGTAGCTTTGAGGGTCTTAACATTTTTCATCAACTTGAGCTGCTTTTCCTGTGCGCAGATTGCGTACATGACAGGGTCGGCGCTGTCGATAGTAAGAGCGCTGATGCCTGTACGGCCAGCGTTCTGCATTCCTTGGTAACCAATGGCGTTGAAAGATTTCGCCATGCGCTCAAGGCGTTCACGAATCTTGGCCATGTCTTGCTGGCCTACAAACTGATAACCGGTCGTCATGGGAAAGGTCTCCTTCTATTGGTTCCCAATGAATCACACTACATCAAAAGATGTATGAGGTAATTTTACTACAATTTTAGAAAAAGAATAAACAAAAGGGACAGTTGGCTCGTTAAGCTAACTATCCCTCTGAAATGATTAGATAAAAAATATTTTTAGAATTTAACTGCTTGCATTATTTTGAAGGCTTTCTTTAGTTTTTTCCTAGAAAGCTTAGGGGCTTTAGGGGACATCTTTGTCGGCTGGAGCATCTCAAGCTCCAGGTCTTGTTGTGGACGTTGTTTTTTCATAATTACTCCATGTGTTTAGGCTCAAGCCAAACAGCCCATTTTGTGGCCAACACTTCTTTAAATAAATCAGAAACTTCTTGTGTTGGCTCTTGTCCGTTTACAGACAAAAGCTTGACTTCTGAAGGCCAATATCCATCGACATCTTCTTGCACTGTTTCGAGAACAGTAAACTTAAAAACTATATTGTCTACCTCAATGCTGTCTGTAACATCATAAAACTCTTTATGGGAATCATTTTGCAAAACTTTGATTACATTTTCCATAGGTCACCTCCAACATAATACTTATCGACGGTGCGTAAAAAACCTTGAGTCAAAAGTTAACGTGATATTCAAAAGTCAGCTTGTTGGAGTCATAAGGGACTGATATTGTTCCGTATTCTTTTAATTTAATAATAACACGGGCATCGTTGGGGTTGGTATTTAGCTTTTTTACAAACTCTATGTTTTCATATCGGACATTGGCATACTGCCTCGAAACACAGTAATTACTATTTTCTTTTCCAACAATGCAAGGGGGCAGTTTGACCTGCCCCACAAAGTAAGAAACTACGCCAGCTACTATAAAAGTCTCAAGCATAGCTCTTATCTCACACTGAATAAAGATTGACGCCATTTTTCTGACGAACAGCAATTCCGCTGTTGCCTGAGTTAGATGATTGGCGCAATTTGGCTGAAAGACCTACTTTGACTTGCTCCAGGGTGCGACCTTGAGCAGTAAAGCGACGCAAAAGACCGCGCTTACGTGCATTTTCAAAAACTTGTGCTGCTGTAAGTTCGCGGCTGCCTGCTGCTGCAAGAACTTCGACTGCGACTTCTGTGTAGGTAGACGGTGTACTGCGACGCATAATTTTCTCCATAAAAAAGATGGAAACAATTTCCATCAAATTATTAATAGCACTCTTTGTAGTCATAATCTACTCCTTTTTTGAAAAATAATCTTCAACAATATCGCATATTACATGTCCAATTAAAATGTGCATTTCTTGTATTCTGGCAGTCGTCAAAGACGGTACTGTTATGCACAAGTCAGTGTTTTCATACAGCTTTCCACCTTTACCGCCTGTAAAACCAATCAAAATACAGCCCTTCTCTGAGGCAACCTCCATGGCCTTCAAAATGTTAGGGCTGTTGCCGGACGTAGAGATTCCAACGACGACATCTCCCTTCTGAGCCAATGCCTCTACCTGCCTTGAAAAGACTTGGTTGTAGCCATAGTCATTTGCAATTGCCGTCAAGATAGATGTGTCTGTTGTCAAAGCAACCGATGCTAGTCCTTTCCTTTCACGAGTAAACCTTCCAACCAACTCGGCGGCCAAGTGCTGAGCGTCAGCGGCACTACCTCCATTTCCCATAAAAAGAACCTTATGGCCATTCTCTAGGGCGTCAATCATGTAGGAAGCGACTCTTAAGATGGTAGAGCCGCAAGTATCATAAGTTAGCTTGACAAGAGTCTCATGATTGTTGAAGGCTTCTTTCATTAGAGACTCTTCTCTAAGGATTTCATCTAATTGGCTCATAAGTCCCCCATTTCGCGTTTTTTCTCTACGATGCAATTTAAAATCTTGTGTGCCTCAACTATTTTTTCATTTTCGTGAATGGAAATTTCAAGCAGCAAATTTTCTGCTTTAGTCAAAGCTTCTTGAAGAATTTTTTGAGTAGTAATTGGTGGGTCTATCCATCTAAGGCAGTTTTTTAATCGTAGTTTTTCTATCAGCTCTTCGTCTGTCATAACTCCTCCACTGTAAAACCGTTTTCAGTAGTGTACATGATTGTTTTTATTTCATTTTGTTTCAAAATAGCCATACAGCCTGAACAGGGCTTAGCGTTTGCCCAACAACCGTCTTTGGTTTCTCTATAGGTCACCATCATAAGTTTTTTCTTTTCTGTCTTAGTAAGATTACTAAGAAAGCCTCTCGCTTTGATAAGAGCATTCACTTCAGCGTGCATGGTGACAGGTCTGCCGTAAGTTTCTTCACTGCATAGTGGATGGGTCTTAGAAAGATAGTTACAGCCAGTCGAGATGAGTTTGTCTTTATAGAACAAAGCAGCGCCAAGGTAGTAGCGGTAGTGCTCTGCCTTCTTTGCTGCTTTTTGTGCTGGCTTAATTCGTTCTTTCATAAAATCACTTTTAACGCTTTTTCCCAAGTCTTTGTATCTACAGCCAAATTCAACCTAACTTGACTAAGGTTGCCGCCGCACTTGGTGCCACATGTCCCTAGCAAGCCTAGCTCTTTAAAGGTATCTGCCGCATTCCCTTCGGCCATAGTCACCCAAGCAAACATCCCAGACCCTTTGGCGTAAGACCATTCATTCTTATGGCAGAAATCCTGAAAGACTTCTTTTCTCTCTGCCATAATACCTTGAATATTAGTTAGCTCTTCTATCCATAGCTCTTCATTCAGTAGGCACTCCATGACTGCCATAGCTTTGATTTGAGCATCGTGAGACAAACCGCCGGACTCTAGTTCCATATAGTTATTAATTTGGGCAGCAATCCCCGCATCTTCTACGATTGCCCATCCAAACCTCGTTCCACAGTGACCTGTCATCTTAGACAAAGTAAAGACTGTAGCTGTTTTAGGCGTTTCAGCAAGTTTTGCTGTAGCGCTATCAAAGTCTGAATCTGTATTGAAGTACCAAGGCCACAAATAGACAGCGTCATACCAAGTCTTACTGTTGTACGGCAGTAGGGGCAAAGTACCGTTGGGGTTATTGGGGTACGTCAGTAGATTTATTTCTTGATTGAAATGAGTGTACTTAGGAGTTGCATTATGAAGCTTGGCTAAGTGTGGAATCCTAAACCAATAGGGCGTAGGAACGGCTGGAGTATTATGAATATGAAAAAAGCTTGAAATAATTTGAGATGCCCCACTCCCGACAATAATGTGGGAGTTGGGGGTAAGAAGGTTTGGATGGAATCTTTCGTGCAGTATCTTAATTGTATTAATAACTTCTGGCAAAGGGCCTTCTTTGTGGTAAGGCATCCCACTCATGATTGTCGACGAGACAAGGTCATGAGGTAGATTCTTTCTCAGAAGTTCTATAATCAGGTCTGGATTGCCAATTTTAAGGTCAATCATTGGGGCTTCCTGTTGTTCTTTTCAAGTTGATCCATCAAGTCATTAATTCTGTTAATTGACTCTGCAACTCGTTTCATTCTTTCTTCAATGGACAGCTCAACTCTACTGGTTTTGGTCTGACTTGCAACTTGTTTTTTTCTGAAGGCATCAAGAGAAACAACATTGTCTTGGGTTTCTGTTGGCTCTGGGGTGACAGGTTGAGTTGACGGCAGCTCTTCTGCTTCAGCCTTGCCGTCAATGTTATACGTTTTGAGTGTATATTTATTGTTTTGCGCTTTGATTTTCTTAAGGTTTTCTTGTGTCTTCTTGAAGAACTCGTCATTGATTGTCATAAAACCCCCTTTAGTTAATAAAGCATTAAACAGCAAAGCCACAGCAACCAATAATGTTGCCTTTTTCGTCCCTTACCAATTTGGTAGGGACAAGTAAGTCCTTTCTGTCAGGGCAAGCAGCCTTGACAAGAGCAGACACAATAAACATTGTGCCTTCCGTTGGCTCTGGCAAGCCAACAACTTTTCCAAAAACCTTGGAAAAGAGCGGGATTCCGCCAACTTCTCCAACTTGAGTTTCTGTTTCAGAAACTCTGACTACGCCTTCACTGGCGTAGTTTTGGCCGTTAATCACATTGACGGTATGTGGTGTTAAATTTACTAATCTCATAACTCACCTCCTACATAATACTTATCGGCAGTCAGTGAATAAACTTTAATTAAAAATTAACAAAAACTCCATTTTTGCTAATAAAAACTTCTTTTGCCGTAAGCACTGGATTTCCTGTGTTTGTTTCTACAAATGTAGAAACTTCATAAGGGTTGTATCGTACTTTGGTCATAGACTCAATCACAAAATTAAGCCCTTGACTCCACTCGCCCTTTACGCCTGCGTGGACATTTTTTTGACGCTCGCGCAGCACTCTAGCGCGGCCCGCTTGACTAACTTTGAGTTGGCAGTTAGACAGCGTAATTTCGTCTACGTGAGCAATTACTCTGCCTTTTTTTTCGCCCTCAAGGGCTTTTACACTCAGACAGCCCTTGTGAAGATTTCTATAAACAAAAACTTTCATTTGTTTTTTCCTCCAACCACCTTCAGTGCCCTAGCAACCAAAAGGTCAATCTGTCTCATCATTTCTTCCCTTTCTTTGTCCGTCATTGCAGACATTTCCTCATCTCTAGAGGAAGAGCACAGCTCCGCCTCTATTCTTACAAGAAGTGTTTGTTGCAACACTTCTTGTGCGTATTGTTTTGGAGACATTTTTTTACCTTCAAACTTAATCATAAGCCACCCCCTACATAATACTTATCGGAGGTCAAAAAATAAACTTTAGCAAAAAATAAAGCCCGTTCAATAAAAACTGAACGGACTCCAAGCCTCCGAAGCATCTTAACGATGCCACAGATAAATCAAACTGTCAAGCTCCGATGAAGCCTACTTTAATTTGTTGCCCCATACTTGCTTTGATGGCTGACTCTTGCTCTAGTCGCTTCTTTTCAAGTGCCTGCAATCTGTTCAATAGAAAATTTGGCCCAGGCAGTGACGCAGCCTGACTTACACCATCAATACTTACATTGACTGAACTGTAAGGGAAAAGCATCGGAACGATGTCTGTCAAAAGACGAATACTTGCCACAGTAATAACTAAGTCAACTACAATAGCAGGCACTCTGCCTTCTGGGAAACCAGTCAATACTTCTACAGAAATCATATTAGGACGGAAGGCTTGGGGAGCATAGCCAGCCATAAAACTGAACACCGTTCCGTCGCCCCCGCGTGCTGTTGTTTTAATAGTACCTAAGTCAGCCAAGACGTTGATTCTTCTGTTTCTATAAGAAATCCAAGAAGGTGGCAACGTGAACTCGTTGATAGGCAAGTCATTCATTGCATGAGAAAACTTTAATTTCATTGACAAAATATCTGTCACAGGAAACTGCTTAATCTTTAAGCCGCTAAAGTTACTAGCAAACATACCTTCTGTGTAGTCAAACACAAGAGTCTGCTCGCATGGAGAAAGAAACATCCCCATCGACATCTCAATCTCATTGATGGCTGACGTAAGATACTGAGTCAAGAAGGCATCGTCAATCTCTTCAAGTTGCTCTGGGTCAACAAGTCTCTTGAGTCCAAACAGTGCAAACTTTCTAAGGTCATGAATGGTTGGCAACGGAAGGAATCTTTTAAAGGCTCCTTCGATTGTCTCCATATCTGACTTACAATGAATTGGATATGTGTTGTAGTCGCCTCTATAGGGCTCTAATCCTGCGGGGTTATAGCCAAGCGGATATTGGTCTGACATATTAGCAGCCCGCCCCTGTTAGAATTTTCTTAATCATATAAGGTACATTGATAGTCTGTACGAGTGTTGTACCATTGTAGATATTGAACTGAACAGTACCGCCAACAAGGGTATTAACTTGGTCAGCAGTCAAGTTCATTGTCCAGATGCTTCTGTCCATGGCCATAGGCAGAGCTTGCACCTCAAACGTCTGAGACGTAGCAGCTTGACCTAGCTTAGCAACCTTAGCTCGTTGAAACTTAGCCTTGACGACTTGGCCAGTTGGCACCATAAAGCGTCTTAGGGGAAGAGCGTCTGAAATCATAATTTGGAACGACAGCCTTACTGGAGAGTCTTGTGTGACTTCCCAATACTCTAACGGCGCAATATCGTTAGGTTCATCAAAAAGGTCTAAGGGTTTTACTTGGAAGTAATACATTATTTTCTTCCCTTAAGCTTGTGTTTTACATGTTCAAGTAGCATTTTACGCTCTTTTACAGCTTCAGGGGAGGTGTCTATTTGAATCGTATCGAGAGCAGCACTAAGTTTATCCATAATTGCCTTGTGCTTTTCTGGGGTTGCCTTCTTAGTTGCCTTTGATGGTTTGTTTTCGCCAATGATGAGTTTTTTCTCAAGGACTTCGTCTGAGCGCATAAGAGTGTCGGCGTCTTTACGTGTCTTGTCCTTAGAAGCTGCACGGGCGCGGCGGTTAATCTTAGCGTCAACAGATGTACCCTCAACATACCCACGGGTTGGGTCTAACATAAGTTCGCCCCTGTCAATTTGGTCTACAAGCTCTCTTGTCTTATCTGTTAGGTTCTTCATAGAACCAGTCAACCAAACTTCTTTCTCTTTGCCGTCTTTACCTTTAACTTTTACCTTTTGAACAATTTCTTTAGAGGGGTCGTCAACTGCTTGAGTTCTTGAAATTGCTGGCTTTTTGTATTTTTTGCCTCTTTTTTCAGACTCTATTCTATTTTCTTCTTCGGTGGATGCCGTTTTTTGATGAGTCGGCAAGCCTGCTCTGCGGCGGTAGTAGTTTTCTAAAGCAGTTGGCTCATACTCTTCTGCCGTTTGCGCTTGTTTTTTATAACCATGCTTGACATTTAGGTCGCCCCAATGAGCGTCCATGTCTTTTTGCCAATCACCGAGTGATTGTTCTTTGGTTTTAAATTCTTTACGAGGGTCGATAGACTCCATGTCTTTGCCGTATTGGTATAGGTGACCAACTTCATGAGCGAGAGAGTCGGGATTTCCGATATGTTCAACAACATTGTCATGAAAGCTTGGTTTGTCGATTACCTTGCCAGATGCAGCTACTTTACCGGGGGCGCGTTGAGCTTCTAATCCAAACCTTCTCTTAATCATATCAGCAAGGGCAGAAATTTGTTTTTCTCTACGGGGTGAACCTGCAGATGTCTTCCATCCTCCAAATACAGCTTCACGCTGCTTGCGAACATTCTTGCCTTTTTCTAATTCTTCTTTTGGCTTTTGAGTTTTAGGCTTTTCAGACATTTGGTGATGACGCTCAAGTTCAGCCCAAATGTGCATTTTGCTTTCTGGGCGCAACTCACGTTCTTCCTGTGCAGCGGCCTCTCTCTGTTCTTTGAGAGGGTCATGCCACTTGGGAAGTTGAGTCTTCTTGTCTTCTTTGAAATAACCTGATTTGTTCAGTTCACTTTTTTTTTTTATCCGCAGCCTTAGCTACGTTTTCTGCGCCTTCTTTAATCTTCTCTAAGTCGGCATCGGCCTTGAGTTGCTTAGCTTGAGGCATTCCCTTCGTGGGCTTCTCTTGCTCTTTAACCTTCATTTCAGCTTTTTCGAGGTCTTCTGATTTTTTAGCATCACCAACGGAAGCATGGCAGACTGCCCATGGGTTAACTTTGTCTTTTGATTTTTGTTTAACGGCAAGGACGCAACGCTCGAACTTAGCTTTAGACTTTACAAGAGAAAGGTCAGGCTTTCCGCCTGTTTTTCCGGCATCGCCTTTCCAACCACTATCAATTGCGAGTTCCGTTCCTCGTTTGTAAACAGCGGCAGTTGGTTGTTTGGCAACCATAGTTTTAGGAGCTGCTTTAGTGTCAGTTGAAATGACTTTTTTGTCTTTTATACTAACAACGTCGCCTTTGTCCAACTCTTCAGTTGGTTGACCATGCTCGTATGACAAATAATGAGCAATATCAGAAAGATACTGTCTTGCAACTGTAATCTTTGAGTCTACCCAATCCTCAAGGTCTTCTGATTCAACAACCATCTTATCAAGAGCTTGAGCATACTCCATGATGTCTTTGAGGTCTTTTTTAGCCATATGGCTTTCAGACTCATCGGCTTTTGACATAGCCATAGATGCAGGAGCTGCGGGTACAGGTGGACGCATTGCAGGAGGGGTGGCTCCACCAGTCCCAGGGATTCCTGTACCATTCATCTTAGCAAGTTTCTCTTTACGAAGAGCAGCGAGAATTTTAGAGCGCATGTCAGGTTGAGCAGCGTCTAGGACTTCATTAACTTTGGCGGGGCCTTTGATTTTCTCTACGGCTTCTTTTACATCTGACTTTTTGAGACTCATAGGTACTTCCGCCTTTGTCCAATCTGGGTTTGCTGACATATCTTTTGGCATGGGGACTTCTGCGTGTACCGGGGTTGCGTGAAACATCGCCACTACATTAGGAAGACCACTTGCCGAGTTCTTAAAGCCTAAATAACCTTTATCTTTCAACAACTTAAAGTAAGCATCCTGCATACTACCAATTGGTTTCTGCAGCCATTGCTCCTTAGCTTGTTGTTGTAAGCCTTCGGTGTCTTTAGCAATATCAATGATTTTATCATCTCCGGGGTGTTTGATGATATATTTTGACTTAGCTCCACCTGTCACTACTGACTCTGTCGGCGTACCTTCTTCATAGAAGTAGACTCTAGGGTGGGTGGGTTTGCCGTGCTTAGTCTCAGGAGAGTGCCTGCCCGCCGTCCCTTGAAACTCTGGGTCTAGGGTGGTGAGTTTAGGGGTAGTAGAGAAATGGATTAGGTGTTTAGGAGAGTCTGATTTTTTAAGAGATTTTTGTAATCCTCTGCGCTTCAACTCATCTCTAGCTCGTTTTGCAATATCATTATCGTGTGATTCAGATAAATGCTGAATATCACTTAAGTTTCCTTCTGGAGAAAGAATTTTGTCGTATTTTTCTTGGCGGCGTAATTTTAGTTCTTCTGTTGCTTGACGAGCAGAGTCTGGGTTATTTTCGCCATCATTAATCATGGCAATAATTTTTTGAATAGGTGTCTTTACAAGTGGTCTTGCTTTTTGTTGTATTTCTAGCGGTAAATTTTTGAATTGTGGGTTTAGTGTTACGCCTCTGCGAACATATTCGTCAGAGTCTACTGCTAGTTTATGAAGAATGTCTGGGTGTGTATTTGGGTTTTTTGCTATGCCTCTGCGAACATCTTCGTCAGAGTCTACTGCTAGTTTATGAAGAATGTCTGGGTGTGTATTTGGGTTTTCTGCTATGCCTGTGCGAACATATTCGTCAGAGTCTACTGCTAGTTTATGAAGAATGTCTGGGTGTGTATTTGGGTTTTTTGCTATGCCTCTGCGAACATCTTCGTCAGAGTCTACTGCTAGTTTATGAAGAATGTCTGGGTGTGTATTTGGGTTTTCTGCTATGCCTGTGCGAACATATTCGTCAGAGTCTACTGCTAGTTTATGAAGAATGTCTGGGTGTGTATTTGGGTTTTTTGCTATGCCTGTGCGAACATATTTGTCAGAGTCTACTGCTAGTTTATGAAGAATGTCTGGGCGTGTATTTGAGCTTTTTGCTACATTGTAGCGAACATCTTCGTCAGAGTCTTCTGCTAGTTTATGAAGAATGTCTGGGTGTGTATTTGGGTTTTTTGCTACGTTACTGCGAACATATTCGTCAGAGTCTACTGCTAGTTTATGAAGAATGTCTGGGTGTGTATTTGGGTTTTCTGCTATGCCTCTGCGAACATCTTCGTCAGAGTCTACTGCTAGTTTATGAAGAATGTCTGGGTGTGTATTTGGGTTTTCTGCTATGCCTGTGCGAACATATTCGTCAGAGTCTACTGCTAGTTTATGAAGAATGTCTGGGTGTGTATTTGGGTTTTTTGCTACGTTGTAGCGAACATTTATATGACTGGGCGTATTTTTACTAAATTTTGCTAAATATTTTTGTTGAGCAGCTAAATCACTTGTATTAAAAATACTTTTAATTTCAGGAGTATGACTATAGTCTCCTTGAAACCCTTTTGGCAAATTTTCTTTGTAAACTTTTTGAATTAAAGATGGCTTATATTCTAATAATTTATTCCTAAGTCCTTCACTTAAATCAGAAATTTCAAAGTTACTCTCTGGAGCATACCCTCCTCCAACAAACCCTTTAATCTTATCGGACGCCAACAACTTAGCAATATGTCCGTGATGTTTTGTTGATGGCTTCCAATTATGTTTTCCTTTCATCTCACCAAGATAGCCGCCTTCGTGCGATATAGTTACTAAAGGCTCAACCATTCCATTACCGTGGTCGCGTCTAATAGACCACAATTCTCCGCCTTTATGCGGAGTAGCACAATGGCCCATTGCTTTTGCTTCGTTTGCGTTTTTGCTTTTACCTAAATTATAAACACCAACTCCATCGCCAAAATCTAATAACTTTTCTCCTTCCGTCGGAACTAACGTAGGGGCTTCTTTTGCATGTCTTTTTTGATAAGCAGATTCTGCTTCCTTCAATAGCCCAATTCCACTAGCAAAATCATGCTGACTTGTTATCAAACCGGCAGCCTTTTGAACTTCTGGCATATGCAGTGAATCATTAAAGTGCTTAACGTGAGTTTTTTCTTCGTCGTTAAGACCTTCTGGCTTAGTTTTTGCATGACGCATAGCTAACTCAGCCAAATTTCTGTGTTTTATATTTTCATCAGCCCATTGAGCTGTTTCTTGGGCTTTAGGGTGGTTGCCCATGAATTTTAAAAAATGAGGAAACTTCTCGCCCTTTTGTAGTGGTTCTATGTACTCAGAATACAAAGGTAATTTTTGAGGAAACAAAGACTTTAGCATTTTGTTTAATGTTTTTTTCATAGGATTACCATGCTTTTTATCCATATCGAAGTCAATTGTGAAATGGGTTGGCTTGTTGTTCAAGTTAATAGTTGAATAGAAGTCTTCTGGCTCTTGGTTATGAATGGTAATTGAATGCCCTTCATGCCATAGCCCCTCGTGCGGCCCATTTGTATAGACCATCTTGTGTAAACCGCCGTCAGAAACAATTACAGAATCTTGGCCGTATTTCTTGCCCCAAGACAAAATGTCTTGATGGTCTGGATTTTCTACTAAATAAGAGTTTTCAGGGGTGCCGTACTTACCCTTCATGGGGGTAAACTTAAGGTTTTTAGCCTTCATTTCTTGCTCAAGAGCCGCGTTTCCACCTTCGGCTGACCCGTAACGGGGATTTTCAGCCGTTAAAATTGCAAATTTTTGTGAAAACAATGGCTTCATTCTTCGTCTTTCACAAGTTTAAGATTTGCCTTGCTCTTCTGAGTCGTAACGGCCCTGTCCCATTTTATCCTATCAACAATGTTTGATTGTTTATTTAGGGCTTTTTTAATCTTTTCGTTGCGGTCGGCATCTGGCGGGTTATCCCATAGCTCCTTGGGCAATTGCCTTTTGACTTCTTCAGAGAACTGCCTAAGCCTGAAGTGACTGTAAGGATAGACATTGTCTGGCAATTCTTCTTCTTTGTCTGACACATAGTCCTCTATAACTGAAATTATAGTTTCTTTTAAATTACTTAATAGAAACTATAGTTACTGTTTGATTTGCCGACTCGTATCGTGAGCATCTACTAGCTCTTTGCTCTTGTCCCAATGCTGCTGAGCCTGTTGCTTATGGAAGTTCACAAGAGATGACTCCATCTTGGGATTTTGCTTAATCTTTTCTTGGTGTCTCCAATAAGCATCGAGATGCTCTTGAGCATTAAACTTGGCATGGTCTGGGTGACCAAAGTGACTTTGAATGGGCTTTTTGTCTTTTTTGGTGCCGCCCATTGAGAATGGTTTTGCGTACTGACCATTAACGACTTTAGGGGCAGACGGCCAAAGTGCCTTTCTGAGACTCTTCACTAATTGAAGTTTAGGTTTTTTAGCAGACTCTTCTATTTGGTCTGCACTAACGTAAACTGCTTTGTGGCCTTTTGAGTCTGCCGAGTCCAATGCTCTGTCGATTCTTGGTTCGTCTAGTAAACCATAGTTTTCTAAGCTAGGTAGCTTATCAACATGGACATGGACGCCTGCAAGGGAGTCATGGCTTGGATGTGTCTTAAGATAGATTGGAATGCCTGCAGGTGAATCGTCTTCTGACATAAGAAGTTTGGGCTGTGTAGAGGGGTCTTTGGCAGGAGCCTTGTCTACAACTTTTGACTTGAGTTTTGCAATAATCTCTTTATTTTTAAGTTCTCTTTGTTTTTTAATATTTTCTTTTTGTTGTTCAGGAGTTACAGCCTTTTCCATGTCTTGCGACCTTTCAGCCTGTTTGCTGTACTGAGCAATATGGGGCAACAGAGAGGCATCGTCTGAAGACGCTTCTCTGTATGGTTTTGTAAGGTTGACCTTAAATCCAGATTCTTGCTTGAGTCTGTTCCAGTTTTTGAAGGCTGGCTTAGACTGCATAACGTCTGAATGCAGTGTGCCGTGAGCCTTGACTGCTTCTCTGAGTGCCAAGTAGTTGAGTTTGTTGCCTTGGAACTCAGGACGAGTTGCTGCTGTATAGACAGTCATTGGCTCGTCTTCGTTTTGTTTAGCAGCATGGAGGACAGACACGCCGTCTTTGTGTGGGTCGTGATACATCGACACTAAATGTCGAGCGTGAGTGTTATCATCAGATGCAAAGTGATGGACGTAGACGTTCCCAAAGCGTTGATGAGGTACTAGGGACGTACTAACAAGAGTCTCATGCGACCTCATGCCGTCATACTTAGCAACCTTGGCGACGCCTTCTGATGGTTCAGAGACTAGGACTTTTTCAAGTTGTTGTGTTTTTTGTAATGATTTTTGTACTTTGCCGTATTTGGCTTTGTAGATGGGGTGGTCTTTGAGATAATATGCTGCTGCATCTGGGTCTTTTTCTGCAATAGTTTGAATATGTTGTGCGTTAAGTAAAGGGTGGTCTTTGAGATATTCTGCTGCTGCCCTTGGGGCATTTTGTACAATAGTGTCAATATGTTGTGCGTTAAATAAAGGATGGTCTTTGAGAT